TCATGGCACGTTATAACCTGCATGATTATCTGGATGATCAGCGTCACTGGCTTGCTGTTTGGCAGGATCACCTTGAGAAGCTGGTTGGTCAGCCTCTGGTTTGATCCCCACGTTATCTTCCCAGGCCAGCAGGTCTGAAAGTCTCCACCTTTTAGGGCTGCCATTTATTTTAGGCTGCGGGAATGGCTGAGCAAAGTAAGAGGGCATCCGGGATGGGGTGCTCCAGAAATAGAGTGTGCTGCGCGATATTTTGTATCTGGACAGAACGTCATCGGTTATCAAAATTTCATCTGATTTATGAGATGTATTAGTCATAGAAACCCCTTAGTTACATTGTCCAGGCAGATGGTGTAGCCGGCGCGCGCAGCTCATGGCTGTGGCCACATAGCTACTTTTTCTGTTAACAACTTCTACAGTGATCTTTGAGCCTTGAACCACCACCGTATAAGTTCTTTTCGTTTTCTGTCGCCCGTAGGCTCCATAAAGCTCAACGTGTTTTGCCAGTGCCGCATCGCACGCCTGGCGGCCCAGCGGTGATTGTTTGCTTCGGTTAATCAGCCGCATATTCACCTCACACAAAGACATCAACCGGATCGCCAGCTGCGCGCGCGTTGTCGTTCGCTTCCCGGCGGAGGCCGAGAACATAGCCAACGGGATCCCAACTGGACAGAATTGCATTGAGCTCTTTATGGCTGTGCCAGGTTGTCAGGCGTTTTTTAAGCTCGCTGGCGCAGGTGCGCACGTTCGCCCGGGTGGGGCCGGCCATCTTCATGCACAAGCACAAAGTCAGAAGCAGATCCGAATATTCGTCGGCGGCTGCGCGCAATGATGCCGGGTCGATGCTGGCTTCCAGCTCGGGCAGGCGGTGTTTCAGGCTCATTTGGCACCTCCCTTACGACGAAGAGCCATTCTCAATCTGTTTTTCGCCAGTCTGGCTTTGCGTTGTGCGGGCGTCTCACGTTCGCTAGCGCGCGCATTTGATTCACGATTACGGCGGCGCCTGGCGTTGAGTGATTCGTCTTCGCTTCGTAAATGCATCCTAGGTTCCCCGTCCATTGGCTCGGGCCACTGGCGCGCCTTATTTACCGCGAGCTTATCGATCATCGCCTGGGTAATCTGCTCGTCAGTGATTCCCGCTCTGCGCTGGGCATCCCACATCAGGAACTGCATATCAGCCCATTCGCTGTGGTCGTTAGGTTCCGCGGCAGCTTCAAGCGCTTCTCTGCTGAGGTGTTTCAGTGGGCCAGCCGGACCAACATTGCCGAAGGTGGCATGTGACCATTCAGCGTGTTCGCGGCGAACCTGATTGCGAGCAAATGAGAACTCCCCCATCAGCGCTGCCAATGCGATTTCAGTAATACGCAAATACAGGGCTGCGCGGGATGGATTGCTGAATTCACCCTCTCTTAAAAACTTCGATATTTCCGCCACGTCAGCACGGCACACGGCGATTAATTGCTCATTAGTGAATGTTGCGATATCAGTCATTCCAGGCCTCCAGCTCGTTCTGGATTTCTTCATCGATCTCGTCATTTGTGGCTTCTTCGTCCAGGTAATCACGCGCTTCTTTGAGATAATGCTCTCGACGCCCGTCGTACCATGCTGAGAACTCTGGCGACCAGCCATTCCTGTCACCCACATCAGTGAAAAAATCGTGCATTGCGTTGTTGTAGGCCAAGTTTTCAACCATGCAATACGCCGTAGTCAGTGCCGCCTCACGGATGTAACCGCGGAGATCCCGCTTGTGCCAGTAGGGGCTATATTTCGAATCGCAGCGCCCTTTGAATTCAACTTTCCAGCGGCGTATGCATCGTGCGTTAAGTGATTTGCTCATATCGTTACCGGGAGGGCGAACCCTCCCGCCTCCCTTAGCCCACGTATTCCGGTTTCATGTCGTCTAGGGTGATGCGGAACTGGTCATACAGTTCATCACCGAGGTGGCGGCGCGATGAGGTCAAGGTGCTTTCTGCCTTCGCGAATAATGCTTCTGCCTCCGGATCCCCGGGGTTAGGGAGTGAATTTATGGCTGCCTCAACTTTGTTCTTTGCATCAACAAGGTAGTAGCGCTTCACCGCCTTATTCTTCAGTTCGGTATACAGGGCGGTACCAAGCAGAGCTTTCTGTGATTCGATGTCTGCACGAATGGCTTTGGCCTGGTCAACAGAGCTTGCGGTATCAATGCGGTCGCGTAGGTCGTCTGCAACTGCGTCAACATTAGTTGCTGATTCCTGCGCGGTGGCAAGGATGCCTGTTTCGCTGGTGATCTCATCAACAGTCATTCGCTGGGTTGGATTTATTTCGCGCTCAACGCGTTCCTCCAACTCATCAGGGGTGTAGACCCCCAAAATCGCCCATGGTGTGTAGGCACGAGCCCAGTATTTCACTTGCAAGTAGCCAATTTGCTGCTTTGGGTTACTTTTCCACAGGGGCGAGTTTTTGATTGTTACTTCCGAAACGCAGAGCCATTCATTCCATGTAATGTCTTTCTCTCCGCTAATGACTGCGCCAACACGGCACTCCATCAGATCCTTTTCGCCACGATATTCATAATGGAATCGCCCCCGTATTGCGCCGGTGGCAGTCAGTACCGCGCTAACTAACTGAGCTTCATATCCTAGAGTGCCATTTATAACGTGTGTTTTCTGACCGACTACGTAGGGGTCCATACCCCATCGCGCGGCTTGCATGACAATGGCGAGGCAGTCTGATGGCTTACCTTGAAGATGTTTGGGCACAGTAGAAATACCCTGGGACATAACATCAGCAATCTTCATCATGCGATCCATGACATCGCCATTCAGCAGCAACGAGCCATTATTCATTGTGCTGGGTGCCTGCTGATCAATTACCGCTATGTTTCTATTTTCCATGGTGCTTCCCCCTTATGCCTGTACGCGCAGCGCTTCGAGACGGCGCACATCAAAATCGTTAAGTTCTTCGGTGTAGTCTTCGGTAATCGGCGCTGGCCATTCGCCAGTGTCGAAGCCGTTCGCGATGGCACGCATTGCTTTGCGGTATTCCAGCATGCCGAGTTCCAGCAGTTCTTCGGATGCCTCGATGATGGCGATCCAGTGGTAGTTCTCGTCTTTGTTGACGAAGATCCAGAAGAACTGATCAAGGGCTGCGGTTTCGCAGTACATAGCCGCGCTCAGGTGGTAATCGCGCTCGATGATTTCCCGGTGCAGTTTCGCGCGTAGGCCTTCCTGCTTGATGTTCCACATGCTGATGGTTTTAAGGTCCGCACCGATGCGCAGGCCGCCCATGTCTATCTCAAGGTCAGGACGCACGCGAACTTCCAGCCCGGTTTCCTCATCAATGCCGAAATAGCTCACCTCGACGGCTCGGCTCGGGTGCGTCAACAACTTGCCGGCGGTAGGGTGATTCAACAGTGCTTTCTGAATAGCCAGTGCCGTAGCCAGCTGCTGGCGGGTAACCAGCACTTTTCCTTCCGGGTTCTCGCGCCAGGCATCCAGCAGCTCGTCGGCAAACACGGCATCCGGTTTTACCGATTTCACGGCTTGAATCAGATCGGCCTTTGTGCCAGAGACTTTCAGGGGCTGCGCCTTCTGTGCTTCCTGAGCAACCATGTCAGGATTAATAAGCGCCAGCTGTTCCAGTAAGACATCGCGGCCACCGCTGGTTTTCACCTGGGCGGGCAGGGTGGCGTTGTATTCTTTGATGCAGGCCTTCATTGCGGTGGCGGTTTGCTTCTGACCGTCTTCAATGCGCTGGAACTCAGCAGGTAAAGACATATAACCCTGGCCGGTTTCTTCAACTGATGTACCCAAGGGAACCTGGGCGGGCAGGTTCGCGTTGTATTCCTCCAGGAATTTCTTGATGTCCTCTGCGCTGAGCAAAACCGGAAGCCCGTTGTTGTATTCATCGATAAATGCGCGGATCGTCGCCGTCGTGGTGAAGGCGCCTTCCGGAATTTCCGGCTCGATACTGAATTCTTTTTCCAGCTGATCAGGCTGCAGCGCCAGTGCATGCACCAGATTGCCCATATCCAAAACAGGAGAGCGCACCTTCTGGATGGTTTTGGATACGTGGCGCGCCTCGAAATACATCAGCGATACCCGGGCATCTTTTACCATCGTGGAGCTGATGCCGTTAGCGGCGTGGTAGACCTCATTTGGCACGCCTTCATATCGACCAGGCTCGAAATACTCCGGCCATGCTGGTGCTGCTTGTTCAGCCTCTTCATCTTCATCGCTATGAGCACTCTCGGAAACCTGGCTTTTCAGCACTTCGGCGGTAAGATCCGGGCAGCGTTCAGCCAGTATTTTGCTCATGTTCACGGCAGTTGTTTGCGCAGGAGGTTCATCAGCGCCTTCGCCTGTTGATACCGAACTATCAATTTCGTTTTTGACTGACTGATCCGCTTCCATCTGCACATTGCTGGTGGTTCCTTCTTCGGTGGCATTAGTAGCCGGTGAAGTCATAAGGCCTTCAATTGAAAACATTCCGCCGCCGAGACTGGCAATTTCCGGGGCTCGGGGTTTGGTCAGGTCTTCAGTAATCCACTTCGGATCCGAGGGGGCACTGATGCCATCGACATATTCACCACGTTCGGCGGCCAGAACCTGATTAGCGTCAGGACGTTTCTTTTGAGCTTCTTTCACCAGTTCGGTGCCAATTACCTGAAAGTCAGTTGGGAGAGTTTCCAGGTCAGGCACACCTTCATCTCCATCGATAGCCTTTTTCACAGCGTCCAGAGTGACGGCGGCAGATGAAACATGACCAGCTTTTTCAAGCGTCTCAGCAGAAGGGGCGTCATGCTTATGCTCGGTCAGGTTCGCATTGATATAGGTTTGCAGACTTACCGGGAAATGGTGAATATCGCTGGTGGCGCCACGGATAAGGGCAAAAATCGCTGCGCGGGAATAATCCAGGATGCCAGCGACCTTGCGCAGCGCTGCCGACCATTCCTTGAACGGACTTTCTTTCTTCTGGACGATCTCCTTGGCCCGGCGGTGAATAGATGCCGGGAAATTGTAGATATCGAAATCCATCGGCATTGTGGCCAGGGCTATTTCAACATCGAGCGTATCAAGGGTATGGGTGTAGTCAGGGTTGCGATCGGTTTTATTACTGCCGCCAGCATTCGTACCTGCATCGGTTTTCAAAACCGAAGAAATGCAGTTACCGGCAGCCCATTCCCTGGTGAGAATGCCGCGGTCGATCGCGTTCGTGGCGAACCACAGCTTTGCAAACTGGATACGTTTGCCGAGCTCATGCCGTTTCCCTTCCGGGAAGACTTTTTTATTGGCGCTGGTGAATTTCCAGAGCGCCGGCATATCGTATTTTTTGATTTCATGGACATTCTCGGCGGCCAGAATCAGGTCCTGAACGGATGCGTTATCAGTGTCCATTTCAAGAACTGACAGTTCCTGCCGGTGAGGCATGCTGATATGATAAACGTGGCGTTCTTCGGCCATATACTGCGCCAGCAGCTGGGTGCGAAAGGGGAGTTCTGCCACGTTAAAAAGCGCGCTTGAATCGTTCTGGTATTCATCGCTACCGAAAGTTTCCACGGTCTCACCTTGTGCCGTCTCGCCATTAGTATTGGCATCAACCAGCTCGCCACTAACGGGCTCAGCGGATACTCCGGCATCATTGATGAGATGCTCCGCAGGCGCCTGACCTGGCTTCAGAGCCCAGGTGCGACCATCGTCGCCGAGCTGGTAGCGTTGGCACCATGAGTAATCGAGAACACCTTCCGCCGGAAGGTCATTGAATACCGGGAAATCGGTACGAATTGGTTTTTGATAGTCTTTGCCGCGGCCTGTTTCGATCCCAGCGTCTTCCAGATCGACATCCAGTTGCAGAAGGGCGCGAGCTTCTGATTTATTAGTGCGCCAGATTACGGCATCAGCTTTACCCGATTTTTGAGTCGCTTTTATCAGATAAAAATATTCCATGTGATAGCCTCTATTTTGGATGTAGAATCCCCCGGGCCATTGGTAGCGCCCATTCAGGGTGGTCATTGGTTTTGGTAATTTCCGGTGTAACTTTGGTCGGTGGCACCGGACGTACAGCCCGCTTCGGCGGGTTTACGTTAGCTCTCGTGCGCCATCTGGTCGTAAGAGGCGCAGCGTTCAGAGCAGTACTCTTTTTCTTTCCGTGCGAGCTGGTTCCCCTGGAGGTACAACAGGGTGCTTACAACTGGTTTACCCTCAATTGCTTTACGGCAGTAACCGCATTTCTTCTGCATTCCTCCCCCTACATTTGCACCGTGAACCCGGCCGGATGCTCGTCCAGTACACCTTTCAGCGGGTAACATTCGGCTTTCACGTGTTGCTCTTTTGCAGCTGCCTCGCAGTCATTCTCACTGTCATAAACGCCGAGCAGGACATCCTGATTACCGCCCGTCAGCATGCTTACGGTGAGAACCAGGGCAAACATCGTGCTCATGAAGGGGCTCCTTTTTGCGCGAGCATGTAGCACACCCGGCGGATGAAAGCTGACAGCGGACTTAAACGAACAGCCTGCTGACGAGCGGGTTTGCGTGCGAAATCATTCATAGAAACAATCCCCTTAGTGCGCAGAAGAGCGCGATCCAGATGAAGAGCCCAATTACTGCTGAAATGACCATGGCTCTGATGCCTTGCTTACTCATTTCAACCTCAGCCATTACGTGGCCAGCGGAACGTTTATCGGAGCAACGCAGCGCGTTGTTGATGTAATGAGTTTAATCATTGCTAAACTATGCTGTAAAGTAAAAAGTAAACTTTTGTGCGTAAAAAATTGAAGCCTTCAGATCCTAAGGCCCGAATGAAGGAAGGGGTTGTGAAAAAACCAAAGCCCGCCTTTGACGAGATTTGGTTTGGGAGGCGTTAGCGTTAACTGCGTGAAGCCAGTAACTCTTTGAAAAGTTCGTTGTATTTATTGAACTTAGATTCAAATTCAATTAGCGCTTCTTTCTTTGCGGAGTCAGGGAACCCACGAAAAAAAGTAATGAGCTTAAGTTCTTCTTCACTCAACACAAGACTTGGAGGTGTGCTTTGGGAGCCAGAGGTGTCTGAGTCAAGGAAGCCTGAGGGCATTCCGTAATCTCTTTCTAACCTTCTTGCCGCTCTTTCGCCAAAGGAACTGCGGCCATTTATCAATTGAGATAAATAGCTTTTCTCTTTCTCTGGAAGCGACTTTTCTGAGAACCATTCCTTAAGTCGCCTGCGTCTAATTTCCTGTGTCGTCATAGAAAGCATTTTGATTAGTAATTTATAAACAAGCAAATACTTGACGTTTTGGTTTAGTATTTTATAAACTCACCGTAATCACACGAGGGAGCCACTATGCAACTTAAAGATTATCTAAACATGAAACGAGGCAGCTCCAAGGCCTTGGCTACAAAGCTCGAAGTATCGACCTCTTATCTTTCACAAATGGCATCTGGGATTGCTGCTATATCCCCATCTCGTGCCATACAAATAGAACAGCTTACGGAAGGCGCTGTTACCAGAGCAGATTGTTTCCCAGATGATTGGGAAACAATCTGGCCTGAGTTTATACCTCCTGCAACTCCCCTAACTAACAGCTCCGAGCTTAATGGGGATTAACCATGCAAACACTATCCTTTCAACAAAATACCGGATTCAACACCGGCGCCCTGATAAAGCGAAATCAACAGAGAGAGGCAGATCACGACGCAATTCGCTCTGCCGTTCGCGCTTGGGCAGCAGCTGAAGGGCAGGATGTTGTTTCTGCTTACATCGTCGAGGAATGGCGACAGCAGGGCGGCGAGGAGATCGCGTTTCCTGGTGACATCAGCCGAGCCCGACAAAAGCTTTTTCGCTACCTGGACAACACGGCCGAGTCTGAGCGCTATCGCGAGTACGTTCGCCTTCTTACACCGGCGATCATGGCCGTTCTTCCGCTGGAATATCGCCACCGTCTATTGCCCGAAGACAGTTTTATGTCCCGTCTGGCTCGTCTGGAAAAAGAAACCAGTGAAGCAAAGGTTGCCGTTGCTATGGGGGCACCACGCCATCAGAAGCTGAAAGAACTGAGCGAGGGAATTGTGGAGATGTTCCGGATAGACCCGGAGTTAACAGCGCCACTGATGGCCATTGTCACTTCAATGCTGGGAGCTCTGTAATGAGGAATATCAAAAAAGGTGAAAGCCGCGGTGCTGCAACACCTACGGCTTTCGTTGCGAATTAACTGGATCAATTCACAGGGGAAATTATGAACACTCACCAACTGAATATCAATAACGGGGGCGCCCATGGCTAAAAATTCGAAAGACGCTTACGGCGCCAGCGGCAAAAGCAATGTTCTGTTTTTCGAACCGGAAAGTTTGCATCTGGTTACCGATACAACACACCCGCTGTACGACGAACGAGTACACCTACCGCTTAATGAAGCTGTGATCCTCAACATCATGGAGCTTGGGGTACTCGAACCGATTATCGTGTGGAAGGACCCAGAGACAGGGAAAACCTGCGTGGTTGCAGGTCGGCAGCGCGTAAAGAACGCTATGGAAGCAAACGCCAGGAGAAAGCGGGCAGGGCTGGAACCCTGGCCGGTACCCGGTATAGCTAAGCGCGGCTCAGCAATTCAAATGGCCAAATACATGGTCAGCGAAAACGAGATAACGCAACCAGATACCCCACTGGGCCGGGCCAAAAAAATGGTTCAGCAGATGGAATACGGTCATGACGAAAATGACATTGCCCTGCTTTTTGGCTGCAGCGTAAAAACGGTCCAGGCAACCGTGGCTCTACTGGATGCTACACAGGCAGTCCAGGCGGCGGTTGAGGCTGGAACAGTCACTGTCACTCAAGCGCGTCAGATGGTCGATATGCCACCTGAAAAGCAACGGGAAACGGTCAAACAATTAGAGGCAGCTGCAGAGGGTGTAACTGGCCACGAGAAAGCTCGCCGTCAGCGCGCTGTCCTCGGCGACACAAAGCCGCGTCTCAAATCCCGTAAGGAAATCACCCAGCAACTTCAAACCGCCAGTGGCGAATACGCTGAGGCTTTGCGGTGGGTGCTTGGTGATGAAAACACACCAGTTTAAGCAACAACGGGGTCTCTATGCGTGATTACGGCAAGATGCATACATCATTTTGGATAAGCGATGGAATGCGCCGGGTATCGGATGATGCCAGGTTGCTGGCGCTGTACCTGCTCACCGGGCAACACACAAACATGATCGGATGCTTCAGGCTGCCTGATGGATACGTTTCGGAAGACCTTGCCTGGACTCCTGAAAGGGTTTCGAAAGGGTTTGATGAGCTATCGGCTAACGGTTTCGCAACGCGTGATTCGTCATCGAAATGGGTGCTAATTCGTAACTTTCTGACCTGGAATTCAGTTGAAAACCCAAACCAGGGAATTGCAGCACTTCGTTTGTTTGATCAGGTCCCGGACAAATCTACGGTGAAGCCAGAGCTGGCGCGGGTTTTAGCCTCGGCAATATCCCACATTGGTATCGCAAAACTAAAGGGTTCCGAAAGGGTTCTCGAACCGTTCCTTAACCAGGAACAGGATCAGGAGCAGGAACAGGATCAGGAAGAAGATAGTTCGGGGCATGGCTTCGCTACACCCCCAGACGTTCAGAACCAGGACGAAGGCGATAAACCTGCTCCCCAAAAAATTTACCCGAATGAGTTCGAGCAGATCTGGTCGGTTTATCCCAAGCGGGCAGGGGGTAACAGCAAATCCGATGCCTTCAAAGCCTGGAATGCCCGAATCAGGGATGGAACCACTACGGCGGAAATCCTCGCAGGTGTGGAGCGTTACGCGGCTTTCGTTAAAGCCGAGGGAATCCTGAACACGCAGTACGTGAAACAGGCGAAAACGTTTTTTGGTCCCGGTATGCATTTCAGCGAACCGTGGGCGATTCAGCAGGCGCCAGGAGCACGAGATCCCAATCAGATTTCGGAACCTGACAAAACCATCCCATCTGGGTTCAGGGGGTAGCGATGAAAAACATGATTGGTACCGGGAATGCACTGGAGCGACTGAAAAAACTCATTCCCCCTGGCGTTCAGCCAAAATTCGGCAGCGTTGATGAATGGCGTGCCTGGCAAGCCGAAGAAGGACGTAAGTGCTGCGAGGAACTGGAAAAACAAAACCAGCGCGCACGTGCAGAGAAAATCTTTGGACGTGCTGGAATTCAGGATCTGCACCGCAGCTGCACATTCGCTAACTATCAGGTTGAGTCGGATGGCCAACGTCGGGCGCTCTCGATGGCGAAAAGTTATGCGCAGCATTTCGGCTCTGGGTTTGCGAGTTTCGTATTCAGCGGAGCGCCGGGCACCGGGAAAAACCATCTGGCGGCAGCAATCGGAAATCACCTGCTGGCTGGTGGCCGCTCTGTGCTGGTGGTGACTATTCCTGACCTGATGCTACGTGTTCGCGAGTGCTATGACGGCGGGCAGTCAGAGGCGTCATTGCTGGACGATTTGTGCCATGTGGACCTGCTTATTCTGGATGAGGTGGGTATTCAGCGCGGAAGCAGCGGTGAAAAAGTCATCCTGAATCAGGTTATCGATCGCCGGCTGTCCTCCATGCGACCTGTCGGCATCCTAACCAACCTGAACTATGAATCGCTGAAGGAAACACTGGGTATGCGGATTCTTGACCGTCTCCAGATGGACGGCGGTATGTGGGTGAATTTTGAATGGGACAGCTATCGCAAAAACGTGCGCCATTTGCGCGTTGTTAAGTGAGGTATGTATGGCAAGAGCATTGTCAGCAGTTGAGCGCAGAGAGTACGTCTACGCAGTGATTCGGATCACCAGGCATCAGGGGCGCCTCACGACCGCCGAGGCAATGAAAAAACTGGGGCTGAGCCGCGCTACCGTCCAGCGGTATTTTTCCGAAGCAGAAGCGACTGGCGAGGTTGTCCGGCATGGTCGTTTGGGACTATTCCGCGATCAGCGGGCCGTCATCGACTTTGACATGAAGCGTTTTGGCCTGGTGCCGAAAGTTGCTGTTGGGATGAATTACAGCCTGCTTGGCTGTCCCGTATTCCAGCGTTTCCTCGATATTCAGGAAATGATTTTTACCTGTACGCCGGCATCGTCCTCACGGGAGGCCTTATGACAATTATGAAAACCCATACCGGCACCGTGATCACCAAAGACGGTCCGCAGGTAAAAAAACTGTACCAGACAGAGCGGATGTGGGTCGTCCGCAAAAACGAGTTTTATCACAAAGAAACAGGGCGCCGTCACTTTGCAGAAAATACGCGCCGCCGGTTGTTGTTGGAAACGATTGAGGCGATAGGTGGTTCACATGACTGAATACGTCGAAAGGCCTGGGCGACTGGGGATTTTGTATGGCCGAACTTAGCTTAACGATGTATCGGATTTGCAGCCGGGCTGCGACTGTTTACACATCCATGCTTGGGATGACGGCAACAGCAAACGAGCTCTGGTTGCTTGCCAGAATGCGCAACCGCTGCCTGCGCAACGCGACAAGGTGCTGAATATGGCTAAAAGAACCTAACTGCAGAAGGTACGGGATGTTGAAGGGATTGCTATCGATAGTCTAGTTATGCAGACACATAAGACCTTATGAAGGCCATGAGTTAGTTTAGATTGTCTGAATTTGTACCAAAAGGAGCTTTAATCTCAATCATCCCTGTCTTTTTGGCTTTTTTTGTCATAAAGTGAAGTTAGAATTAAGTTTGGTTGCAGTGATAAGGTGCTAACTGGGGACCATTGCAACATACATGAGGGACGGCTGATGCTAATCGAATTCAACGTTGAGAATTATCTTTCAATTAAACATAAACAAACTTTATCCCTTATTGCTAGCAAAAGTAATGAGTTAAGTGAGAACGTGTTTAAAACTGAAGGCACAATGAACCTCAATGTTCTTAAGTCTGCAGTAATCTATGGTGCAAACGCAGCTGGTAAATCTAATTTACTCTTGGCTGTAAGAGCAATGAGGGAGTTAGTTCTTCAATCCGCTTCTAATTTACAGGTCGGCGAAAAGATTGAAGTTTATCCTTTTAAACTAGACTCAGAGTCAATCACTAAACCGAGTGAATTTGAAGTGGTTTTTATTGCTGAAGGCATCCGATATCAATTCGGATTCTCGGCAACCGAGGATCAGATTATTGATGAATGGCTATATGCATATCCAAAGGGAAGACCTCAAAAATGGTATTATAGATCGTGGGATGTTGAACGCCAAGATTATGATTGGGATATTGGTTCTTCGCTCATGGGAGAAAAACAAGTTTGGCAACGATCGACCCGAAATAATGCTTTGTTTCTATCCACAGCCGTTCAGCTGAATAGTGAGCAACTCAAGCCAGTATTTAATTGGTTCAAGAAAACCCTTAGACTTTCTAGTATCTCTGGATGGGGGAGTACGTATTCCGCTAAACGATGTGCTGATGAGAATAAAAGTGATATTTTAAACTTCTTAAAAGCAGCAGACATTGGAATTGATGATGTTTTAGTTAAGAAGGAAAAATTTAATCCTGAGGATTTACCATCCGATATGCCTGAGGATATTAAAAAAATCGTCATTTCTAATATGAAAGATAAAGACGTCTTTGATATTACTACAGTGCATTATAACGAAAGAGGTGAAGCAGTTAACTTTTCTTTAGAGGAGGAGTCCCACGGGACTCAAAAGCTTTTCTCTTTGGCTGGGCCATGGTTAGATTCTTTAGAAAACGGTTATGTGCTTCTGATTGATGAACTTCATGATACCCTTCACCCTAAATTAGTTGAGTTCTTGGTTGAACTCTTTAACAGTCCAATTACCAACAAAAAGGGCGCTCAGTTAATTTTCTCTACCCATGAAACTTCTATTCTTAATCAAAGCGTTTTTAGACGCGATCAGGTTTGGTTCTGTGAAAAAAATGAGTCAGGCGAAACGCATCTCTATCCATTGACTGATTTTAGCCCCAGAAAAGGTAGAGAAAATCTCGAATCAGCATATCTTGATGGTAGATATGGTGCTTTGCCATTTATTAAAAAATGGACGGGGGTATGATATGGGAAGTGATGATTTATTCAAAAGAAAACGTGGCCCGAAAAACGTCAGAGACTTGGCAAGAAAAAGCCCCAAAAAATCTCCCCTTGCGAAAATTTTAATTGTGTGCGAGGGGAAAAAAACTGAGCCAACATACTTTGAAGATTTAGTCAGTCACTTTGAATTATTAACAGCAAGTGTGATAGATGTAACTGGAGAATGTGGCTCAAGCCCTATGTGTGTAGTTAGGTACGCAAAGGAGCAGCAGAAAATAATGGTAGGCCGCGGGGCTCCTTACGATCAAATTTATGTTGTTATTGATAAGGATGCTCACTCTGACTACTTAGCTGCTCTTGATGCGGTAAGAAGAGTTAAGCCTGAATCATTATTTGTTCCTGTTAACTCTGTGCCTTGTTTTGAGTATTGGTTGCTTTTACACTATACCTATTCTACTAGGGCATATAAAAACTTACCGGGCAATAGTTCAGGGGACCAGATAGTTGCTGATCTAAGAAAATATATTAAAGATTATGAGAAGGGGGCGAAAGGTATTTTTCAAAAAACTTTGAATGCGCTAAAATCTAAAGATTTGAATGAAGTTATAGTTAAAGCTCGCCGAAGTTTAGAAGCAGCGAGCGCTAGTGATACTGATAATCCTACTACAAAAGTCCATGAGTTGGTTGATAGGCTAATTAAATTAAAAGAACAAATTAATTATAATCGCAAATAAAGGAATGCCCAATGGGCATTCCCTCTTATTATTGTATAACTACATTAAAATGAACATGAATTTCACTTCCATTTTAGTGGTAATAATTTTCATGTATTTATCATCTCCGTCAGCAGGTATTGTGCTTTCATAACATTTAATCGGTGAAGGTATATATTGTCTTTTCTTATTAGATACTTCATTATCTTCTAGATTCTTATTGCATAGCAAACTTCTGAAATCATGATTAGTTCTAGCCATAATAAAGTGGAGTTAATGCCTGGCGGGTTAGCTTACTACCTGAGTATGGCGTCAATGCCACTTACCCGGTAGTAGTCGTCTCATCTAAACTGCCTGACTACACAACTGAAGAGCCTTCTACTTCCAATTTTGCCAAAGTTGACAGAGAGAAATGGTATGGCAGCATGAGAAAACCCGCTTCGGCGGGTTTTTTATTATGGAAAAACATCAATCTAAACATGAGCATGGAGTTCGCAAAAAGTGCCTTTTATGTCTTGACCATTTATCTCTTCAGGTATACTGTTTGTTTATACAGTACTTATGTGAGGTGCTAACCATGAATGTTGAAGTCACAATTGATAAACATAAGAAACTCCCTGATGGTGCCATACCTGCGCTTGAGCAAGAATTGCTGCGCCGCTTGTCCTTGTCTTATGATGACTGCAAATTAACCATTCGACGCGCAAGCAACGATGGCCTTAGCGTTTTGGGCGGCGCTGATGGCGATAAAAAACGCGTCGAGCAAATTCTGCAAGAGACATGGGAAAGCGCGGACGACTGGTTTTACTGATTCACCTTTTGGTGGCTGGCATTTCCCAAAGCATCGCAATAAGCGTGTCCCTTTGATGCTGTCGCCGGACTATATTTTTTGCGTCTGTATGTCGCTCAGGGGGATGAAGTGGATCTCGATATCGCCGAAGTGGTGGACATTATCAGGCAGGGCGGGAAGTTTTTAATTTCGAGTGATGGAGGGAAAATTACCGGACTCGAAAAGGTAAGAAAAAGTCAGTTTTTGCTAACGATTGAAGAATTTATAGAGCTAGCTAAAGAAGCTGGCTGCATTGACGAAACCGAGAGTAAGCTGCAATAATTTACCTGCCGCCTGAACAACGGCAACGGAGCATCTCAGCGCCACGGAGTGAAACCCATGGCGCAACAATTACACCTGATAAAACAGACCCAAGGAATACTGATCCCTGCCACGCAGGAGACCAGCGATTTCTTGCAATCAAAATGCAAGCTCGGCACCGTTCTGGAGGCCGACTTTAAGCTTGTCCGTAATCCGGCGTTTCACCGCCGTTACTTTGCTTTACTCAATCTCGGTTTTGAATATTGGGAACCTACCGGCGGGGCGATTTCGTCTAACGAGCGCAGGCTTATCACAGGTTACGCCAAATACCTTGCTGCATATGGCGGGAGTGAATCGGCGTTACTTGATGCCGCCGGGCAATATCTCGACCGAATAGCCGAGAAGCGATCCGGCTATATCAGTATTTGCAAATCCTTCGATGCTTACCGGGCGTGGGTCATCGTTGAAGCCGGCCACTATGACGCCATACAGCTGCCGGACGGTACGCTGAAAAAACACCCTCGCAGCATATCTTTCGCCAGCATGGACGAATGCGAATTTCAGGAACTGTACAAAGCATCGCTGGATGTTCTCTGGCGGTGGATCCTCTCTCGTTCGTTCAACAGCCTGCAGGAAGCTGAGAACGCCGCAAACCAGCTTTTAAGCTTCGCGGGGTGATGCCGATGAAATACTCATGGTTTCACCATCACGAATGCACAACGCAGCAGGCCGACGAATTGGTAGCGAGATATCGTCAGCGGGGCGTAAAGGTCGAACGAAGCTTAAACCCTGACTTTATGACATGGACCGTCAGCGCGCAGCTGGTGGAGGACAAAAATCCGCCGCGGGCAGATTCTCGCTGGCGTAACAGGATGTGGGAGTGAGTATGGCGAACCTTCGCAAAGAGGCCCGAGGCCGCGAATGCACAGTGCGGATCCCTGGTTACTGCAACGGCAACCCGGAAACCAGCGTGCTGGCGCATTACCGCCTGGCGGGTACCTGCGGTACTGGATGCAAGCCGGACGATACCCAGGGAGCGATTGCCTGCAGTGCTTGCCACGATCTCATTGATGGCAGAAAGAAAACCACCGATTACACCCGCGACGAACTGCGCCTGATGCATGCGGAAGGTGTGCTAAGAACATTGGCTATATGGAAAAAAGAGGGGTTACTGAAAGCATGAAACTCGAAGCATCCTTAAAATATTTCAGCCCTCAGGGTATGCACATCAGCGATGACGTGAAAAGCACAACACCTGATCGTCTCAACGGTACGGATGTTATGGCTGGTATTGGGGTGACAAGCAGCAGGGCAAGGTTCGGACTGGCAGCGTTCTTTGGAAAGACTGGCATTAGTAGGACAGATGAGCAATTGGCCGTCCAGGCGCTAGCGCGGTATGCGATTGAAACCGCACCGAAGAACGTACGCAAAACCGCGGGTAAAGAGCTGGGGCACTGCTGCCTGATTTTGGCGAAGTTTGCTTTTGCGGAGTATTCCCGGTCCGCGGAAACAACGGGAGCCTGCAGGGTATGCAATGGCACCGCGAAAATTGAAACAACCACTACGGAACGCAAAGTCTCTAACCCGTGGGGCAAAGCTCCATATTGGGCGAAAAAATCCCGTGCTGTCCGTCCTTCCGACTGGGATAAGTGGACTGAAGTAACAGCCAGCATAAGCGCTAAATGTGAAGCTTGTGACGGTAAGGGAAAGATAAACGCACGCTGCCGCTGCGGTGGTTCTGGCCAGGTTCTCGACCGCAAAGCGACAAAAGAGCAGGGAGCACCGGTATATAAAATCTGTGAACGCTGTTCGGGGAATGGCTTTTCAACGATGCCGTCTACTGCTGCTTATAAAGCGATTCTGACTCTTATCCCAGACCTGCACATCAGAACATGGACACGCAACTGGAAACCTTTCTGCGATGCGCTGGTGGACCTATGCTGGAGGGAAGAGAAGAGGGCAGATAAAGAGTTTCAACGAGCAACAGCTGATTGAGTAAATGGGCACATTATTTTGCATTTTTAAGTGCAAAGTGCTTGATTTTGTCCGAAGTTGTCGTGTATATTTTAAATCGTGGAATAAAGCGCCTGAACGAAACCATTCATATAAACCCTGCTACTGCAGGGTTTTGTGTTTTTGAAAACAAATGCCTGAAATCGGCTATAAAGTGTGATCTGAATCAAAATGCCATGCGCCAAACTTAAGGAATATTAAGGAACTGTAAATATTCTTTATAAGTGATGGTCTTATGGCGTTAAAAGATATTTTTGTGCGAACCGAACCTCGCAGACGGCATTATGGCGTTGCATTGTTTATCGGGCTTATTTCTGGGGTGGTTTCAGCATTTGTTAAATGGGGTGCTGAAGTACCACTACCACCGCGTAGCCCTGTCGACATGTTTACCAGTGCCTGTGGACCAGAGTCATTAATTCGAGCTGCAGGGCAAATTGATTGCTCCAGAAACTTCCTTAACCCTCCTTATATTTTTCTGCGTGATTGGTTAGGGCTGGCCGATCCAAATGCGGCTGTCTATACCTTCGCCGGACATGTGTTTAACTGGGTGGGCGTAACACATATCATATTCTCCATCGTGTTCGCGGTTGGGTATTGTGTAGTTGCCGAGGTGTTTCCAAAAATTAAGCTGTGGCAAGGTTTGCTTGCAGGTGCACTCGCACAACTGTTTGTCCATATGATTTCGTTTCCGCTTATGGGCCTAACCCCTCCGTTGATTGAGCTTCCATGGTATGAAAACGTTTCTGAAATATTTGGTCACCTGGTGTGGTTCTGGTCAATTGAGATTATTCGCCGGGATCTGAGAAACAGAATTACGCACGAACCGGATGCTGAAGTTTCTCTGAATTCAGCATTCAGATAATCTAAGCTGCAAAGTCAGAAACCCGCATAAAATGCGGGTTTTTTATGCCTGTGATTAGTCGCTCTTCGATAGCAATGTATGCAGAGTGTATTGACGCTAGCTATGTTTACAGCATAACGTATTGATGTGGTGAATCCCCCTATGCGGAGGGGCGACCAGTCAGTTACAGAAACCTGTAAATGCAGCGCGGGCCATGCCGGCTGGGGCATGCTCACCGGGAGGCACCCGGCACCACACTGCCACTAAACATATTTAAGATTCATGTTGGGTTTACTGTTTACAGTTACCCTTCTATGTTTAAAGAACGTAACGGTAAAAACAAATGCATCCTGGTAAATCGGTAGCTCGGACAATCAGGCGCGCTCTTACCGTTGCTCCTTGAAATGCCAACTTCAGCCCGCCTCTCTCAGCGGGCTTCTTTTTGCACGTAACCAGCTAAAAGAAAAATCAAAAAAAGCTATACCTTCATCTGGCTGGCGAAGGGGTAAACACTAAGATGTGAATCCTCAGAGCGAGCCATGATGACTGACCGAAGAATTACCTGTCGTTATCTGGCACCCCACATGCAGCATAACCCCTTATGGCCTTCCATTACGGTAGGCCTGCTGTCTTCTGGGGCCCTGCACGTCAAAAGTTCAGTCTGTAGGCCTATACCAGTCTTGGCGGAATTTAGCTAACGGACTCACTTTTCTAATCAAGACGGGCACAGCAGTGGATGCTTTACCGATACTATGATTACGTAAAGCCTAAGCTAGAGGGAGTTTGTCTTGAGTGAAAATCTTACTGCAGTGGGGGCACATCAGCGCAGAACCTTTTTGGACTCGGGTGTAACTATGTTCTGATTGGTTGATGCAGTTAGGGCAGGTACATTTGATGAGGTAGTTGCGATTGTTTTTTGAGTTTTTGCGTTGTTGCATATGACATTTCCTGATGAATGGTCCGCAACCATACACTATCCACTGATACATAGCTCGTATTGAATTTCCCAACCACCTCGCACAGGTGGTTTTTTTCTTTCAGGTACCCGGAATCACCATTGATGAGTATTCCTCCCGCCGGTCCTGATCCTTATCAAACTCACAGCACCCCGTTAACCCGGAGGTGAACCTATGGCAAAGCATATGCAAGACAAAGAGAGCATGGCCGGAATCACCTGGCTGGCTCTGCTGATCATTGCTGGTTGGGGCGGCCTTGTCCGATTCCTGATGGATGTAAAGCAGGGCAAAGCAAAATGGAGCTGGATAAATGCTTTTGCGCAGATTGTGGTTTCGGCTTTTACCGGGGTTATTGGTGGGCTCATCAGCATTGAAGGTGGCCTGAGTATTTACATGATATTGGCCACTGCCGGTATCAGTGGTGCTATGGGTTCCGTAGCGCTCACGTATTTCTGGGAACGAATCACCGGAGTAAAAGCACAATGACAGCAGACAAGACTATCGAGGGGATCCTCGGCAAAGAGGGTGGTTATGTCGATCATCCGTCGGATAAAGGCGGGCCGACCCGCTGGGGCATCACTCAGACCACAGCTCGAGCACATGGTTACACCGGTGATATGAGAAACCTGCCCAGGGAAACAGCAAAGCAAATTCTGCTCAGCGATTACTGGACCGGCCCCCGGTTCGATCAGGTGGCAAGTTTATCTACGTTACTGGCAGATGAGCTTTGCGACACTGGCGTGAACATGGGGCCATTGGTTGCAAGTAAGTTTTTCCAGCGCTGGCTCACTGCCCTTAACATGCGTGGGAAGTTGTATCCCGATCTGATCCCGGATGGCGCCATTGGCCCCCGAACCATCACTGCGCTTAAGGGATATCTTTCAGCCCGAGGGAAAGAGGGGGAACAGGTTCTGTTACGCGCGCTGAACTGCAGCCAGGGCGCCAGATACCTCGAACTGGCGGAGGGTCGCGAAGCCAACGAGGATTTTCTCTACGGCTGGGTTAAGGAGCGCGTGCTATGAAGATGATCATCTTCGCTTTGCTCGTGCTGGTGGCTTTGCTCGTTCTCTTACTGCTGCGCAAATATACCCGGCTGGAGTTCGTAGGCCATGCCAGCCTGCTGCTGAAAACGTGGTCTGTAAAGCTGGGGGCTATCGGTGCGCTGGTTGGCATGTGGGCGCAGTCGTTCCCGGATGCTGCGCTGCACGCCTGGGCGATGCTGCCGCCGGATATCAAAAACATTCTGCCTCCAAACATTGTTGCGTTGATTAGCCCTGCGCTGGTGGTGCTGGCGGTGCTTTCGCAATACGTACGCCAGCCAGCATTGAAAGCTAAGGCCGAAGAACTGAAGGAGCCGCAGCAGTGAGCTTCGAAATTATTGCTGGGCTGGTGGTCGTCATCCTGGGCGCTATAGCTGGCGCGTTCGGTATTGGTCATGCTCGCGGTACCAGTAAGGCAGAAGCCAAAGCCGAACAGCAGCGCGCCGAAGAAAACGCCGCTGCTACTGTCGCCGCGGCAGAACGCCGTGCTGAAGTCACGAAAGGGGCCAGCGATGTACAGGAAGACGTTAAGCGTATGGGCGATGACGATGTTGATCGTGAGCTGCGCGAAAGATTTACCCGCCCCGGTGGTGGTTGATTCCGCGTGCAGCTGGGTGAGGGTCATCTACCTGACCGACCACGATATCGATGTGCTGGATAAGCAGACCAAGCGCGACATTCTGGCGCACAACAAAGCAGTAGTAGTCAACTGCCAGAAATTAAAGTGACAATTCTCATACTTTTTTAAGACTAATCTTAATTAAGGGATTGCCAGTGGATAAAGTGTTGCTGCTGCAATTGGCAGTATCGCTCTGGGGCAATACCTATGGGTAATTATTATTATGTTAATAAAAATGCGCAGTCAAATGGTGATCATGAGGTACACGTAAGTTCCTGTGCCAGATTACCAGCAGTTGAAAACAGGCTTTTCCTTGGGATATTTGAATCGTGTTCACCCGCTGTGCGCGAAGCCAAGAAAACCTACGCGCAATCAAATGGCTGTTATTATTGCTGTTATGCGTGTCATACGTCCTGACAATTAGTATGAATCTAACCAAGGTCGCCAATGGCGGCCTTTTTTATTGCCAGAAGCAGGAGAAGAATCATGTTAACAGTAAAAGTAATGTCATCAGATGGTGGCGAAGAAATCCATAGCGGCCTGAGCGTTGGTTTCAACCCCAATCAGCAGAGTATCTCAGTGTCTGGAATGGACCAGAACGTGTTCCTGAAGCAGGGGGAGGTGGCCTATGTGATGAACGCAAACGGCAAGACCATTTCCCGTTACGAACACAGGGCCCAGCAGTAGGCATTACAGAAGCTCCTGAGCTAAGGGGCTTCGATAATGCTAAACCGAAAAATCGGGTTAAAACCTGATAAAAACCCGTGGAGGAAATCCCAAAGCAACGGGGTGCTGAACAGCCAGCGAATGTCGGATTGTAGCCACGTAGCTGGTGTATTTTCTACTGGGTGAGAATAAAAATGAGAGCCTGGAAGGCTTGAGAGTGGCTCATCCCTGAGCTCACGGGTAGAACAGTAGACTTTGTCATGGCAGAGCAAAGTCATAAGTTAGTTTAGATAACATTTCGGATATAACAAGCGTAGCGAGTGTATGCTTCATGGATTGTACGTCTGTAACTTTCATAATATTTCTGCCATTTCAAAATTAAGACATTAGGTAAAACCTTAGGGAATTTAGAGGGTAAGAGAAGCTGTGAACAAAAAAATCTCCTCGCGAAGCAATGTTTTTCACTTTAACGAAATATATTGTTTGCAATGTGGGTTTTTTAGTTCATCATGTATGCTACATTGAGTTCTTATAAAATGAGCTGCTAATTATGACTGAGTGCAAACTTCCACAACTTCCAGAGTATTATCGATATGGTACTGAACAAATTAACAAGTTGCCTGGGAGTGGGGATGTTTTTCCTCCTGCGGGTAGTATAATAAAGTCAGTAAGTTTAAATGAAGGTGTATTTGTTTGTGTTCCGGTGCAGCGTTATATACACGGGTTGAATATTTGGGTTGTAGTTGAATCTTCTTGATAATGATTTTTGTTTGGTAAAAGTGATTTTTCGTTGGTTTGGTGGTTTCTATTTATTATAAATTCGCTGTTGGAATTTAAAATTAGCATCATTGCAATGCTTTCAAACACCGTAGAAGGATTATGATGCTAGTGCAAAATAATATTTATAATAATTCAGAGTCATATGCTATTCTTTTGTTTAGTATGTGGCCTGTCCTTATTGTACTTCTTGTCGTGATATCTTGCGCCTTTTACGGTGTATTGATGCATAAAACTGCAATTTGTTGTTTTCTGTCAGCTATGTTCCTTGGTGTCGCAGGCTGGTTTTATGGATGATCACCATTAGCTCTAATATGAGTCACTTTTTAGTATAAAGTCAGGGTGTCATTACTTTACCTGGCTTGTAGCGTTGGTTCCCTAAAGTTTGACGATAAAAGGCCCTGTTAATACAGGGCCTTTCTGTATGTATTATTTATCAAAGAGGTAAGACATGTCAGAGATCACCGCATCTGAGCAAATCCGCCTGGATATTATCAAGAAAGTGAATTACGACACTGCAGCGGCGAAGTTAGCCATTGACTGGGTAGGCGACAGCTATCTGAAGTCTGAGCTATTCGCTGACTCTTTCGATCGTGTTTTCACGGAAAGTGAGATTGTCTCGAAGACCCGTAAGGCAATCCAGGAAGCGACCGAAGCGCTGGCGCTGTTTGATACTGCCGCTGAGCAGGTCAGCTAAGGCATTACAGCAGGCGTTCATAGAGTGCATGTGATAATGACCATCAGACAAATCGTCTGAGCTGACAGTTCAATCAATCACCAATTACCAGTTACACGGGGTAACTGACATCATTGTCTGTTTATCCCGGTGAATTTTGAAATACTTACTACTCTCATAACGTCTCTGCCTGCCAACACCAGAACGGCAGAGGTCAGTTAGCCGTATAGATGAACCTCTCCCGGGTGGCTCCTGAGAGATTCTTTATACGCTAGCTGGTAGTAACTAAAGGCCGCATATTTTTGCGGCCTTTTTCATCATTTGTAAAATGAAAGCCCTCAGGCGATTAATGATGCTCAGGACCATGGAAGTGATCTCCACCATGTCCGCCTCCATGGGGACCAGGGGGAAGGATACATCCTGAAAGTGACAGCGCACCACAGATCACAAAAACAGCAAGCATAATTCTTTTCATAATAACTCCTGAACTAAAGAGCCTTAATTCCAAAACATAAAAGTGAATATTTTATGGAGAATCAGTAATTCCTTTTTCTCCCTCACGTTAAATAGGAATAATCCATGGCAAAACCGGACTGGGGCGAGCTTCAGCAACGGTTCCTGTCCGATCATGCCGCAACCGGCGTATCACCGAAGGATTGGTGTGAAGCGCAGGGACTGAATTACGCTACTGCCCGCCGATACATCAAGAAACCCACTGCGCAAACTTCGCAAAAACCTGCGCAGAAGAAATTGCGCACTGCGCAAAAGGAAAAGTGCGTAGAAGAGCTAGTGGATGATGATGGCCTCACCGATCAACAACGCTTATTTGTTGCGGAATACCTGAAGGACAACAACGCCACGCAGGCCGCTATCCGTGCCGGGTACAGCAAGAAGACTGCTGAACAAATTGGTTATCAGCTGCTTCAGAAAACTTCAGTTGCGCAGGCTATTGCGCAGCAGCAGAAAGCATCCATTGTGCGCACTCTTGGCAGCGCTGATGAAGTGCTTGAGCAGATGTGGCGCCTGGCCACGTTCGACGCTAACCAGCTATCACAGTATCGCCGCGGGAGTTGTCGTTACTGCTGGGGCTTTGGTCATCAGTATCAATGGCGTGATGCCGTGGAGTACGAAGAGAAGCGACTCGAAGCGCTTGAGCGAAAACGTCGCGAGCCCGTCGATGTTGGTGGCTACGGTTACGACCACACCAGCGCACCTAACTCTGAATGCCCTCGATGCAATGGTGATGGCATCGGCCAGCCTTTCTTCGCCGATACGCGCAAGCTGGCGCCTGATGCTGCGCTTGCCTATTCCGGTGTGAAGCTTGGGAAGAATGGCGTAGAGATTACCGCTATTAGCCGCGAGCGAATGTATGAGGCGGTGATGAAACGGCTCGGCCTGGCTGATAGCGAGTTCGCCCAGCGTCTGCAGCAGATTGAAATTGAGCGCCGGCAGCTGGAGGTCGAAAAATTACGCAAAGAGCTGGCTGCTGACCCGGAGGATGACGAACCAACGCCAGTTGCAATCAATATCAACGTAGTCGATGCACGAGTGAGGGAAGAGGATGGCGATAGCACCGACGCTTAACATCCCTCAGGCCAAATTCCTTGCGATGCAGTACAAGTTTAAGGCCTACGTCGCCGGCTTCGGTTCTGGCAAGACGTGGGTCGGCTGCGGTGGTATCTGCAAAGGGATGTGGGAACACCCCAAAATCAACCAGGGTTACTTTGCGCCAACGTATCCGCAGATCCGTGACATCTTTTATCCCACTGTTGAGGAGGTGGCCCACGACTGGGGGATGAATGTCAAAATCAACGAGGGAAACAAAGAGGTTCACTTCTACGCCGGGCGCCAGTACCGAGGAACGACGATTTGCCGCTCGATGGAGAAACCGCAAACCATCGTTGGTTTTAAAATCGGTAATGCGCTGATTGATGAGCTGGACGTAATGCCCGCCAAAAAGGCGCAGTTAGCCTGGCGAAAAATCATTGCTCGTATGCGTTACAACGTGGCCGGTCTTCGTAACGGGATCGACGTCACCACGACACCAGAAGGCTTTAAATTCGTTTATCAGCAGTTCGCAAAGGCTGTACGCGATAAGCCTTCGCTCTCAACGCTCTACGGCCTGGTGCAGGCCTCGACGTTCGACAACGAAAAGAATCTGCCGCCGGACTATATCCCGTCGCTGATGGAGTCATACCCGCCGGAACTGATCAAGGCTTATCTGCGTGGCCAGTTCACCAACCTGACCAGCGGGACGATTTACCATCAGTTTGACCGTAAGCTGAATAACTGCCGGGAGGAAGAACAACCCGGTGAGCCGCTGTATATCGGTATGGATTTCAACGTCGGGAAGATGGCCGGGGTTGTTCATGTGTTACGTCTGGGGCTTCCGTTTGCGGTGAATGAAATTGTGAAGGCTTACGACACCCCTGACATGATCCGCATCATCAAAGAACGGTTCTGGCTGTACGACGGCAACGATTATCGCAAGGTGCGGGAAATCTATATTTACCCGGACGCTTCCGGCGATTCCCGCAAATCCAGCAATGCCAGCGCCACGGATATCGCTCAGCTTAAGCAGGCCGGCTTCAATGTGGTTGTTAATGCATCAAACCCGCCAGTGAAAGACCGCATCAACGCGATGAATGCCATGTTCTGCAATGGTAACGGTGAACGTCGCTACAAAGTGAATGTAAAGCGGTGCCCGGTGTACACCGAATCGCTTGAGCAACAGGTTTGGGGCGAAAACGGTGAGCCGGACAAAACGGCGGATAACGATCACCCCAACGATGCCGGTGGGTATTTCATTGTGAAGCAATTCCCGATCATCAAACCGACTGGAAAAGTCACCCAACTGCGGATGTAAAACCATGCCTGATATTTCAACGCCCAACCTCGACTATAACGACATGGTTGAGGCATGGGATATTAATGATGCGCTGATGGGCGGCACGCTGGAAATGCGCCGGCAGGGCAAGAAGTATCTCCCGAAATGGCCGAACGAAGATCCTGAAAGTTATAAGGAGCGTTTGGCTTCGGCAACGTTACTCCCTGCCTATGAAGAGGCCATTAAACAAAACATCGGGCGAGTGTTTGCTGAGCCGACGGTATTGAGTGAGGATTCTCCTGAACAAATACGGGAGCTGTCGCCAGATATTGATATGGAAGGAAACCGGCTCGATGTCTGGGCACAGCAATTTTTCAGCATCGGATTCCAGTATGGTCTGGTACATGCGCTGGTGGATTTCCCGAAAATTGACCCGGAGGCAGTAAAAACTAAAGCCGACGAAAAAGCCGCGGGATCCCGCCCATATGCCACGATGCTTAATCCACGACAGGTCATCGGCTGGAAATCGAAAGTGGTTAAAGGGAAAGTGATGCTGACCGATCTACGTATCAGAGAGGTCATCATTGTTGATGGCGATGATTACGGGCAAACGAAAGTTGAGCAAATACGCCATATCATGCCGGGCAAGGTTGAAATTTATCGCCGAAATAAAGGTGATAACGGCGAAAGCCAGTGGCAGATTCACGACGAGTGGGAAACCAGTCGCGATGATATTCCCCTGGTGACGCTTTATACGAAACGCACAGGCTTTATGCGCGGTTCACCGCCACTGCTTAATCTCGCCTTACTGAATATCAAGCACTGGCAGAGTCAGAGTGAACAGGACAACATCCTTCATGTCGCTCGCGTGCCGTTGCTGGTGGCTTACGGTCTGGCTGATGGCGAAACGTTGACGATAGGTTCTTCCTCTGCGACTCGTTTCGATGACCGCCAGCGGCAGGGACTGGAATATGTCGAGCATACCGGGGCTGCGATTGAAGCCGGTAAGATTTCCCTTGAAGATCTGGAAAACCAGATGCGTCAGGCCGGCGCAAAACTGCTGCGCGCGGAAAACACATCGACTAAATCCCTAGACCAGACTCACGAAGAGCGGATGCAGGAGAATTCACCTCTCTACACCATGGCAAGCTCGCTTGAGGATGCGCTCGATAATATCCTGCAGATTATGGCGGAATGGCTGGGTGAGAAAGAAGGCGGCAATGTCGATGTACGCACCGAACTGGATGTTTCAGCCCAGACGTTTGATGCCGCAGCTGCAACAGCTGTTCAGTCGCTCCGTCAGGGTGGTGATATACGTCAGGTCGATGCTGTTCGCGTTTTGCAGGCCCTCAAATTTATCGATCCGGACGCGAAGCCCGAAGAGGTAATCGACGAGTTGCGGAATCAGCAGGTCACGCTGGCCGGCGGACTGAGTAACCCGGGTGGTGCAAATGGCGACGGCGAATGACAAGCTTCAGGATGAATCGATAGCGCATGCGATATGGATAGCGCGGTACAGCACCAGCGTTGCAAACAGGATGATAAAAATCCTGAATGACAGCGACGCTGAGCTGACAGCCAGATTGCTGGTGGCGATGGATAGCCTGAATGCTGACAGCTTTACCGTCTCGCGACTGGAAGCGCTGCTCGTTAGTGTCAGAGCTCTCAATCGCGAGGCTGTGCAGTCAATGTACGCGGGACTATCTGAAGAGCTGCAGCTGCTCGCTCAGCACGAAGCTGGCTTTCAGCTGAGCCTGTTTCAGTTTGCGATTCCTGATGATGTTCTATTGCTTCATCCACTGGTGGGTATTTCACCGGATGCCGTTTACGCAGCTGCGATGGCACAGCCGTTTCAGGGGCGCCTGCTTTCGGAGTGGGCAGATAACCTTGAAGCTGACAGGATGGCAAGAATATCCAATACAGTGCGGCAGGGTTTTCTCCTGGGCGATACGCATGAGCAAATCGCCAGAAAGGTTCGTGGTCATGCTAACCGTGGTTATCAGGATGGCGCGTTGCAGATGAGCCGCACCAATGCCGGCAGTATTGCAAAAACGGCTGTGGGCCATCTTGCTTCGACGGCCAGGAAAAGCTTCGCAGATGCGAACGATGACATTTTGAAGGGTAAGCAGTGGTTATCTACATTGGATAACCGGACATCAAAAGACTGTCGAATTCGCGACCGCCTCAAGTACACCCTGGATAACAAGCCGATCGGCCATAAGGTGCCGTATCTGCAGGGACCCGGGAAAATCCATTTCTGCTGTCGCAGCGTCGAAACCTACATCCTGAAATCGTCTGATGAGCTGGGTATTGCTGTTGGGCAAATATCAGATAGCTCACGTGCCAGCATGGACGGGCAGGTGCCTTCGGATACCGATTATCAGGGCTGGTTCTCGCGCCAGTCGTTCACGCGACAGTCCCAGATCGTTGGCGTAACCCGGGCCCGGCTGATTCGTGACGGCGGCATGTCGCCCGATGACTTCTACAACGACAAGGGCGAATGGCTGACTCTGGAGCAACTTCGTAACCTGGATGCTCAGGCGTTCAGCAACGCCAGACTTTAAAGCTTTTTAAGTCTTCAATCAGGCTGCCTCCGGGCGGCCTTTTTTATTGCCGTGATCCGGATGGTGAGCGGTGCAACGGTCGGATGACCACCGAAAAGGTAACCACATGAAACTGAAAACAGTCGAAGTTAACGGCAAAAGCTATGCAGAAGTCGATTCCAGCGGTTTACCCGTCTACGTCCACGATGACGGCCAGGAAGTTGGTTTTGATGCTGTGCAGGCCGTTGGGAAAATCTCCTCTCTGAATGGCGAGGCGAAATCTCATCGTGAAGCCAAAGAAGCCGCTGAAGCCAGTCTGGCTAAGTTTGCCAAAATCGGCGATCCGGCAAAGGCACTCGAAGCGCTGGAGATGATGACTAAGATCGACCAGAAAAAACTGATCGACGCAGGCGCCGTTGATCAGGTTAAAGCGGATATCACCAAATCCTTCCAGGCGCAGCTTGATGAAGCTACTCAGCGTGCGACGACCCTTGAAGGCCAGCTTTATCAGGAAATGATCGGCGGCCGGTTCTCTGGCTCGAAATTCATCGCAGATAAAGTAGCAATTCCGGCAGATATGCTTCAGGCGCGCTTCGGTCAGTCCTTCAAAGTCGAGGACGGCAAAGTCGTTGCCTATGATGGCTCTGGCAACAAAATTTATTCCCGCTCTAAACCGGGCGAGCTGGCGGCCTTTGATGAGGCGCTGGAGTTCCTGGTGGAGCAGTACCCACAGAAAGACCACATTCTGAAGGCCAGCGGCAACCAGGGAGGCGGCTCACGGCAGTCTCAGCATTCACTCGGGCAGAAAACGATGAAACGCGATGCGTTTACCAGTTTGAGTCCGACAGATCAGCAATCAACTCTCAAAGACGGTATCACCATCGTCGATTAATTCTTTGCCAGCCGCCGGATGGCTGCTGGTGCCGGAGCTGGATAGCTCAACCAACCCTATATTTTAATCTCCAAGGAATCCATACACATGGCTAATACGCTTACCGGGTTGATCCCGACTATCTTCACGGCTCTGGATACCGTATCTCGCGAACAGGTCGGTTTTATCCCGGCTGTATCGCGTAATGCTAAAGCTGATGCGGCGGCGAAGGACCAGACTGTTACTGCGCCGGTTGCGCCACCGGCAACCACTGTTGATATTACCCCGGGGGCTACTGCGCCAAATGACGGCGACCAGACGATCGGCACCGTTGATGTCAAAATCACCAAATCCAAAATGGCCCCGGTCAAATGGAACGGTGAGGAACAACTGGCGCTGGGGCCCGCAGGGACATACAACACCATCCTTGCTGATCAGTTTAAGCAGGCTTTTCGCGCTCTGGCTAATGAGATGGATGCAGATCTCGCGGCTCTGTATTTCGCATCCTCTCGTGCTGTTGGTACGGCCGGCACCGCTCCTTTCGGTATTGCAGGTGATTTGTCGGATGCGGCAAATGCGCGCCAGGTTCTCTCTGACAACGGTTCGCCGACAACTGATCTGCAGATGGTTCTCGGTTCTTCGGCTATCGCAAACCTCCGCGGTAAACAGTCTGTTCTGTTCAAAGTAAACGAATCCGGTACTGATGCGCTTCTGCGCGAAGGTATCGTGGGGCGACTGGAAGGTTTCAATATCCACGAATCCGCGCATGTTAAGAAACGCGCTGCATCTCCGGCTGCCGGATACCTGGTGAATGGGGCAAAAGCTGAAGGCGATATTCTGATTGCCATTGATACCGGCACAGGTGCTTTTGCAGCAGGTGACATCGTGACGTTTGACGGGGACAGCAATAAATACCTTGTTGCTGCTGCGACGGCCACAGCAATCACCCTGGCTGCTCCTGGCTTACGTCAGGCACTGGCCGACAACACCGCTATTACCGCTGGTGGCGCCTACACCGCAAACATGGCGTTTGATCGCAATGCATTCCTGCTTGCATCCCGAACTCCGGCAATGCCGCAGGGCGGCGATACCGCGGATGATGTGATGAACGTTACTGACCCGGTATCTGGTATCACTTATCAGGTTGCTCTGTACCGCCAGTATCGTCAGGTGCGTTACGAAGTCGGTTTATCCTGGGGTGTAGCGGCAGTTAAGTCCGCGCACTCAGCGTTGTTGCTGGGCTGATAAACAGGGGGGGGCTTCGGCCCCTTTTTTTAGTGGAGGGCTTATGGCCGGATTGACCAAAGAGCAGCGTGCTGAACGTGCTGCAGCAAAACTTGCGGCCACGCAGGTTGATGCAAATGCTCCTGAACAGCAGGAACAGCAGGAACAGCAGGAACAGCAGGAACAGCAGGAACAGCAGGAACAGCAGGAACAGCAGGAACAGCAGGAACAGCAGGAACAGCAGGAACAGCAGGAACAGCAGCTGGTGGCGATGATTACCGATTTCCCGGCATTCCCCGGCGGCCCCAATACCGCCAACGTTCACCCTGATGAAGTGGAGAACTGGAAGGCGCACGGCTGGAAAGAAATGGAGTGATGCATGATCACTTACATCACCGTTGAAGATGTCAATTCGATTCTCGGTGCCACCTGGACAGATGAAAGCAAAAAAGCCAAATCTGTGCTGATGGCTAATACCTGGATGAATGGACTTAACCTGAAAATGCCGTGCGATAAGGCAACTCACGAAATCATCATTCCTGACGATGTGAAGCAGGCTGGCGCCTATGCAGCGCTAGCGGCCTCGAATGGTGGCCTTTATCAGCAGAAAACCGATTCTGGTGTGTTGCTGAGTAAGACGGTAGATGCCGATGATGTCAGCGTTTCAAAGACCTTCGCGGAACTCGCTACCAACAGCTCGGCATTGCTTGATTCTGATCTGCAGCTGGCGCTTGCAATGCTAAAGCCCTATGGCGTTAGTCAGTCTCAGGTACGCCTGGTAAGGGGGTGATATGCAAAACACTGATGTGCATTATGCCGGCGACGGGCTCGGTCCCCGCGATGTGTTTGTGAATGGAAACCCGATCAGACATGTCGTTTACGCAAACCAGGCAAAGGGTGTTGTAGAGTTTGCTCCGCTCCCGCTGCGGGTTAAGCGCAATGGCGAAATTTATACCCGCAAACTCCACGGTACAGTGATCGTTAAACCTCAGCAGCGTATTGGTGGGTGCAATGGGCATTCGTGACGAGCTGCAAACCGAAGTCGCCGCGGCATTCGATACCGACCTGCAGGATGCCGTTAAGGATTTCACTGGGTCATATACCGTTCGGGGTGCCTGGGACCCGGTGACGGAAACCGGCACTGAAACGCAGGTGACTTACTCGGGGCGTGGAGTACTGGCGCGCTATAAGCTGCGCCGTATCGATGGCGTTAACATTCTGCATGGTGATGTGAAGCTAACCGCACTGGTTAACGAGGTGACTGATAAGCCGGCCGTCGGGCATATCATCACCGCACCGGATCCGGTTACGGGTGAGCTTCAGCGCTACGAGGTCATCACCGCTTCTGCCGACTCTGCTGGCGCTGCGTACTCCATTCAACTGCGGAGGGCGTGATATGGCTAAGGGCTGGAACATTGACCCGGCGGCATTCGCCGGGCTGGTGGCAGAAGATGTCAAACTACGCCAGCGGACAATCGCCATTCAGCTGCTGAATGAAATCGTTCGGCGGTCGCCGGTAGGAAACCCGGAGCTGTGGGCCATTAACGCGACCGCGGTTCAGTACAACAAAGCTGTTGGGGAATGGAACGAATCTCTTTATGCCGATCCTGCCAACCTGACAAAGACAGGCCGTCTCAGAAAGAAAGTCCGTGTTAATGACAGCATGGATATCAGGCGGCCGGCTGAGTATCGCGCAGGAACCTTCAGGGCATCGCATTTCGTCAGCATCGGCGAACCTAATCATTCCGTCCCGACCGAACCGGATCCGCGCGGGACAATGACGTTTCTTAATGGCAAAAATATCATTGACCAGGCGCCAGCCTACTCGGTGATTTACATCCAGTCGAACCTGCCTTACTCCGTGCCTCTGGAGAATGGCCACTCAACACAGGCGCCGACAGGCGTCTATGCCGTCTCGTTTAATGGTGTTATTCAGGCCTACAAATGACCCTTACAGAAATCAGAAACGCTGTCATTTCCCGAATGGCGGCACAGACCGCTATTGCCTCTGATGCGGTGGATTATCCGAATGGCCCGGTATTTGACCCCAGTAACCGCGATATCTGGGCCCGACTAACCAACATTGCTGGGCAGGCTGGCGCAACCGAGATCGGGGACGGGCCGGTAGTCCACAGGACGGGCTTACTCATCATTCAGCTTTTTGTTCCGGTCGGTTCCGGGACGTTGCTTATCTCCCGAACGGCCGATCAGCTAACGGAGCTATTCGAGTTTAAGGATGACGGAAAGCTGAGTTATTTCGCTGTTTCTGCTGTGCCGGCGGGTGAGACCGATGGCTGGTTACAGCTCAATCTTCAAATTCCTTATCGCGCTCTGTAGCGCACAAAAAACAGGAGGCTCCTGTGAGCTCAGGTGCAAAAGTAGTAGCCGCGTTTATTCGCGAGACAACGCCAGGAATCACGCCTACAGCAGGGGCGTGGAACCTGCTGCGTCGTTCTTCATTTGGTCTGAAACCAACGCAGAACACCAACGACAATGACGAAATCGCTGGTGACCGCATGGCGCAAGGTGTTTCACGCGGCACAGTGGATGTCGGCGGCGATGTCGGCACGCGGTTTCGCTGGAACCAGCATGATGATTTTCTTGCCAGCTGCTTCGGTTCCGAATGGCTAAATAACGTGCTAACGATGGGTAATGGTCGCATTACGTTCTCCGTGGCGACTTTTGCCAGTGATGTGGGGATCGCCCAGATTGCCCGCGGTTGCCAGGTTGGCACCTTCCAGATGGAAATCCCGGCCGATGGTGATATCACTGCAACCATTACGTTTGCAGGGCTGGACTGGGAGACGAAGGGGGACGATACCAGCTATTTCACCGCGCCGGTGGATTTAGCGGGGGCGCTGCGTTACTCCTTTAAAGAGGTCACGAACATCCGGCTAAATGGTGTTGATGGCGGGACAGGTTTCTGCGTCGACACCTTCAACATCCAGTTCAACAACAATATGCAGACTCAGCGCTGCATTGGTACCGGTTCGGCATTCGCCAGCGCAAACATTCCGACAACCTTTACCCCGTCAGGTCAAATCACGCTGTCATGGTCAAAGGCTGCCTGGGAGGTTTACAAAAAAACGTTCACCGGCGAAACGGTGCCGTTTAGCTTCACGCTGGAGAATGCTGAAGGCGCCTATACCTTCGATTTCCCGGAAGTGCAGATCTCCGGCGACTGGCCGGATGCGGGGAGCACTGACATTGTTCAGGTTCAGCTGGATATCACCGCGGCCAATACTCCGCCAACTATCACCCGCGTTCCCAAAGTGCCGGCGACGGCAATCAGTGTTGCGCCAGCCACTTCAACTGGAGCAGTGGGATCTACTGTGACGTTAACCGCCACGCTTACGCCAGCTGATTCAACTGATACCGTCCAGTGGACGTCATCGGATCCGACTATCGCCAGCGTGGTTTCTACCGGGCAGAAAACAGCGAAAGTCACACGTAACGCAGCCGGTACTGCAACCATCACCGGTAAGGCCCGCACCTTTACCGCAACGTCTGAAATCACCGTTACCGCGCCTTAATTTACCTGGCCCGTTCTGCAGTCATCGCGGAACGGGCTTTTTTGGGAGTCTTTATGCTGATTATTTCTTCTCAAATTGATTTGAACGGAGAACGCTGGTTTTACCCTTACAAAAAGCCAGCAGGAAGTAAAAAGAAATTCACGCCGGAAGACGAGGCGCTATTTAAACTCCGTCTGCTGGTGGCCAGTAGCGAGAATCCACAATACCGCTCACGCAATGCGCTGGTGCGGCGCCATATCGACAAAATGGACGCGAGCTACCAGGTCGGTACGGATGCTTTCGATCTCGCCAGTGTGGGCGAGATTGACTCGGTTGATGATCTTCTCATCGACAATTGCGCGCGCTTTCTTCTGAAAGACTGGGAAGGCGTGGGGGAGCTGGTGGATGGTACGGAGACGGCGGTAGCGTATACACCGGAGCGTGGTGTTGCGTTACTGAAGCAAAACCCCTCTCTGTACTGGCTTATTCTGGCTGAGGCGGCGAATATTGCTCAGGGTAAGGAGCAGCAGACTCAGGAAACCGTAAAAAAGCCATAGAGGCCCAAAAGTGGCTAAAGGAATTCGCCGGCGAGCAGGGCGAGAAAGCAAAGTGGCGCAGGGAGAAACTAAATCTCCCGCCCATTCAGGAGCCTGAAATCGATGCAGTCACTGGGGAGATCCTCAACGCTTACGCCATGATATCGCGCGGCAGGAAATATGCCGGCATGGCCGGAGTGCCGCTCCCTCTATCCCTGAACGATATTGAGCTTTACCTGGCATCGCGCACCATCCTGATCGACCGCATTGAGTTTGACACAGCGATACTGGCCCTTGATGATGCCTGGAGGGATGAGTGGGCAGAGGCACAGAAACGTGCAGCGGATAAGAAAGGAAGTAACTGACCTACCATTAATGGTGGTCCATGCTCCTGAAAGTCGATGATAGGATGTTTCCGATTGCAATCAAAGGAAACATATAATGAAAAAAGTCATCGCTTTGGCGCTTGGAGCGCTGTTACTTTCTGGTTGTACAGTACGTGTTGCAGATTTGACTGTGGCGAGTACTAAAAATTACAACCTCAATGGGGGTAAGTTCTATAAAGGGAAACGTGTAACAGCAGAAGATAGCTATCCGGTTATCATCTTCCCTCTTGGCATCCCGAACGTTAAAACAGCCGCTGATCGAGCGATTGAAAAAGATCGCTGTGCAGTTGGTCTGTCTGACGTAGTTGTCACTCAACTTAACCACTCCTTCCTGTTCGGTAAGATTGGTCTGCGTGTTGAGGGTAATCTTGTGATTGACCGCAGCCTGCCGGGTTGTGAGAACGCAAGCTGAATGATAAAGCCACCATCGGGTGGCTTTTTAATTTATGGGGTAGACAAGTGAAGATTATTGGATACTTAGCGATTGTAATAGGGGTGATCTTTGCTGTATCGGCGCTATTTATGGATGTGACAGTAGCGACAAGCGGTGGCTATAGGGTTAACAATCTTGGATTAATGTCATCGCGCCAAAATTACATGATATTTGGAGGTTTCGTAGCCATCGCAGGTATCATTATTGCTCTGGTGGGAGATAAGCTAAAAGCGTCCGGAACTTCAGTCAAATGCCCTTACTGCGCAGAATTAATAAATTCCGAAGCGGTGAAGTGCAAGCATTGCGGGAGTGATGTAACTCCTTCGAAGATAATAGCTAACACTGACAATACTGGAGCTAGTGATAGGCTGGCTAATGTCAATGTAAATTTAATCGCTGGAATTGCAATTACTGTCTTTGCGGTGATTATCGTAGCAATAATGTTTTACCGCCAATGAAGTAAAGACCCGACAGTTTCAAAAAGTTCCAACCTCGCTTTGGCGGGGTTTTTTATTGCCCGGAGAAAGGTAAATGACTGAACAAACATCCCGCCTTGCGATCGTTCTTGATAGCTCCGGAGCAGAGAAACAGGCCGATAATCTCGCAACTGCACTGGTAAAAATGACGCAGGCAGGTGAACGTGCTGCCACCAGCGCTGTGAAGGTGACAAAGGCCACTGATGAAGAAAAACAGTCTCTTTCTGAACTCTTAGATCGCATCGACCCGGTAAACGCCGCCCTGAACAAACTGGATAAACAGCAGCAAGATCTTGCGAAATTCAAATCAAAGGGGATGGTAGATGCCGATACATTCGATCTTTATTCAAAGAAAATCGAGGAAACACGAAACAGGTTAACTGGATTTCGTGACGACCTTGGAAAAACCGGCCAATCAGCCGCACAGACTGCCTTTGCCATGCGCATGATCCCAGCGCAGATGACCGACATTATTGTCGGCTTATCTACAGGTCAGTCACCGTTTATGGTGCTTATGCAGCAGGGCGGGCAGTTAAAAGATATGTTTGGTGGTATTGGTCCGGCAATTAAGGGGGTGGGCACCTATGTTATGGGGTTGGTTAACCCTTTCACTCTTGCAGCTGCGGCGGTCGGTTTTCTTGGTCTGGCCTATTACAAAGGCACTCAGGAGCAGGACGAATTTTATAAGTCTCTCGTTCTCACTGGTAATCTGGTAGGCAAAACTTCCGGTCAACTTGCCGATATAGCTGCCAGCGCAGGCATTGCTGCGGATTCAACCACTGGCAAAGCCGCATCAACCCTTAACCAATTGGTATCATCAGGCAAAGTTGCTGGAGATTCTCTGGAACGCGTGACAATCGCTATTGTTAAGATCAGTGATGCGACGGGTATTGCTACAGAAAAGTTGGTGAGCGACTTTAACGATCTAGCTGCTGATCCAGTAGCGGCTATAACCAAACTTAACGACCAATTCCACTTTCTGACACTGGCAACCTACAACCAGATTAAAGCGCTACAGGATGAAGGTAATCAGCAGGATGCTGCACGGGTGGCTACTGATGCTTACGCCAATGCCATGCAGCAGCGTGCGAATGATATTCATCAGAACCTTGGTCTTCTTGAAAGTGCATGGGACTCGCTGGGTAAAACGGCCAAAGGCGCCTGGGATGCGATGCTCAATATTGGGCGTGAACAAACACTAACGGATAAACTTGCCACCTTAAACGAAAATATTGCTGAAGCCCAAAAAGGGCAAAAAGATGGTGGATTCTGGAACAGTTTTAGCGCGAGGTTTACCAACCTCCCGGAGATGATAAAACAGAGAGATTTGCTCGAATCAGTTGCCAATCTTCAGGGGGATGTAACCAAAGGACAGGCGAAGGCTAAGGAAGCCGAACAGCAAAGAATTAAAACGCAGCAGGAAGCAGATCGCGTTAACCAGCAATATTTGAGCAATGCGGATAAGCGCAATAAATCTATTAAGCAGCAAAGCGAATTCCTGAAGGCTGGTGCAATTACTGCAGAGCAATATGCAAAAAACGTCTCACGTATTAACGAGATGTATAAGGACCCAAAGGCACCTAAGCAAAAGGCCTATACAGAGGACGCAGCAACCCGGCTGCTTGATCAGATAAACCAGCAGACTGCTGCCATGCAGTCCCAGTTGGATGCTAGTGACAAGCTTAACAGCGCAACCCAGGCGCGGGTAAAGTTCGAACAGCAAATTGCTGACCTCAAGTCTAAAACGCAGCTCACAGCCGACCAGAAATCGATTCTTTCCCGTTCAGATGAAATCCTCCAGGCGTATAAGCAGCAGGAGGCACTGCAAAACTCCGTAAAAACCCTGGATGATTACCGGAAATTGCAGGAACAGGTAAAGACGAAGGATGAGCGGACCAACGATCTGCTTAAAACCCGTCTTGAACTGCTGGAGAAAGCCAAAGCAACCGGGCAACTAAAACCCGGTGAATATGAAAAAACACGGGCAGATATTTATCAAAACACCGATATGCAACTGCCCGCGACGGTTCGTAATGTTGTAGGAAACCTGACACCCACAGGAGGGCGACTCTCTGGAACTTTTGAGGGGATGCAGGGGCAAATCAACGAATATGACCAGGCTCAGCAAGAGCTCCAGCGCTGGCTGGCAGCTCAGGAGGAAGCTTATGCGAAGGCCGGTGAAATAACTGCCGAGGGTGAGGCCAGAATGACCTCTATTCGTCAACGTGCGGCGGATGCAAATCAGGTCATAGAGGCTCAGAAAAACACCATCATATCTGCGGCCACGCAGTCCTTGTTTGACAGTACCGCCGACATCATGCGAACGGGGTTTGGTGAGCAATCGGCAATCTACAAGGTCGCTTTTGCTGCGAGCAAGGCATTCGCTATCGCGGACTCGATGGTGAAAATCCAGCAGGCTATAGCAAGCGGTGCAGTAAGCGCGCCTTATCCGGCCAACATCATCGCTATGGCCTCAATCGCTGCGCAGACCGCCAGTATCGTCTCAAATATTCAGGCTGTTTCAGGCGTTGGCTTCGCCTCCGGCGGTTACACCGGCCCCGGTGGTAAGTATCAGCCCGCGGGTATTGTTCACAAAGGTGAGTACGTCTTCGACCAGGCGTCAACGAACCGGATCGGCGTGTCTCAGCTTGAGGCACTTCGAAATGGCCAACCGCTTGATGCAACTCTGGGGCGTACAGGGTTTGGTACTGGTGTTCAGAACGTTAACAGCGATAACCGTAGGCAAACAACTGTACACGCGCCGATTAATCAGGAGTTTCATCTCCAGGGTATTACTCCGGAGCAGTTGAGCGCTACACTCAATCAGAATAATCGACAGCTTTCCAGGCAGTTAAAAGGTGAGCTCACAAAGGAGGTTACCATGCCACAAGGGGCTTTTGGCAACGCTCTAAAAGGAAACTATACACGACACGGTCCTAGGTAAGCTAAACTGCATTAGCTGAGACTTGATTAGGTAGGTAAGTCTAACAATCTGAGTAGGTGCAAGAAAACACAAGGATCTTATTAATGGAAGCGTTGTTAACATTTACATTTAAAGACTTTATAGCTTTTATGATTCCTCTTTTTATTGGCGGGCTTATCTTCAATAGGAGACGTAAACGTAAGGAGGTCCGAGTGAAGTTTTCATTTCTTTGGCTTGTTTTGATAGTTGGTGGAATTCTTGAAATATGTGATGAGATTTACACAACTTATTCCTATAGGCATAATCACTTATATAATAATGATACGCTTACAACCGTGTTTAACTATGATTTTGCAAAAATTGTTTTTTGTGGGGTTTTGATCTTTGTTTCTATTGCGCTTCTTCTTCAGGAGTTGCTTTTAAACAAGCAGTCACATTGACGTATATTTCCTGTCGGCACATCGCCCTTTTTTATTTTGATGTGGGGCTGTGCCGAAACAATGTAAGCTCACATTAAAGTCAATAAAATTAATATATTGATAATGCTGTTTTTTCTGATTTCTTTTAGCTCTTAAGATGAGTTGATAAATATATCGCCTTGTGTGTTTGTGTCGATTTAATAAGATTTTTATCTTCGTTAATCTGAACCAAAAAATCAGAGATTTCTTCGATTCCATCGTGCTTTATTCTGAAATGAATATCCTCCTGAGGTTAATGGTGAAATTTTATTCGAGATACTTTACCGGGAGACTGCATGACTGATATCAACTACCCACATGACAGCCTCCCTATGCCATTACAGGAAGGATACGGATTCCAGCCTGTAAGCCCGTTAAAACGTACCCAGTTAATCACCGGCCGCGCGCGGCAAAGGCGAGCTTATACGTCCACGCCGACGCAGGCCAGCATCACCTGGTTTATGGAAACCGATGCGCAGGGACTGGCGTTTGAGTCCTGGTTCCGTGATGCGTTATCTGACGGGGCTGCATGGTTCATGATGAAGCTGCAGACGCCGGCAGGCATTAAGTTTTACAAATGCCGCTTCACAGATATTTATCAGGGACCGGTGCTGGTGGCCCCGATTTACTGGAAGTACACGGCGACGCTTGAATTATGGGAACGCCCCCTTGCTCCTGCCCCATGGGGTAATTACCCGGAATGGATCGTCGGCAGCTCACTGCTGGATATTGCGCTGAATAAGGAGTGGCCCAAGGCTTGATTAAAACCGTTTCTCCTTCATAATCACTTGTGTCGATTTGTGGGAAAGTCCTTCATGCCGCTCCGTAGCCGGAGCGTGAAATAAAGCGCGGAATAGCGATCCTGCCGGTGAGGGTACACCCACATTCGACACCAATTTTTAAGGTCATCTTCGGGTGGCCTTTTTTATTGGGTAAAAATCATGACAATACTCAACCGCCTCTACGCCAGCAGCGGGCCGGAGGTGATCATTGAGACGCTGCAGATCACCATTGGTTCTGACGTCCATTATCTGTGCCAGGGCTACGAGGGTATTACGGCAACGACGGAGAACGGCGATACCGTAACGTTTACCGCCTGTGCGATAGACATTGCTCTGCCGGCGCGCAATGCGGACGGCACGCAGGACCTCAAATTTGCCCTGTGCAATATCGATGGTGTTGTGTCCACGGCGATCCGCTATGCGCTGGCTAACCGTCTGTCTGCATTGCTGACGTACCGGCGTTATATCTCCACGGATTTAGCGGCCCCTGCGGAAGTGCCGTATACGCTGAAAATCAAGTCTGGTTACTGGACGGCGACAGAGGCGCAGATTACCGCGGGTTATATGAATATCCTTGATACACCCTGGCCACGTTACCGCTACACGCTACCTGTATTCCCCGGACTGCGTTATATCAGCTAAGGAATCCCAATGTTTAACCCTGATAAATACCGTTCAGTCACCTGGCTGAAGGGCGGGCGCGTATACCCGCAGCTCGACTGCTTCGGCATTGTGAACGAGATACGCCGCGACCTGAATTTACCCGTCTGGCCCGATTTTGCAGGGGTCACCAAAGACGACGGCGGCCTCGACCGGGAAGCGCGCCGGATGATGCTTACCCTTGAGCGCTGCGAACCCTGCGAAGGGGCCGGGGTGGCCTGTTATTCCGGGTCGACTGTCACCCACGTAGGGATCGTGGTCAGTATCGATGGTCTGCTGCATGTGGCGGAATGCAATCCGGGAACGAACGTCACCTTTCTGCCGTTGCCGCGGTTTAAGCGGCGATTTGTCAAAGTGGAGTTCTGGCAATGACCATTCGTTTTTACCCGTCCCGGCTTCCCGGTGAACCACTCGAAACGCATGAGCATGGTGTAACCAGTATTCGCAAGTGGCTGGTGGCAAATGTTGAAGGCTACGAGGATCGGGATGTCCCACCGCTGACCGTTGAGGTTGAGGGGCTATTAATTCCGCCAGGCGAGTGGGCTAAGTGTGTGATTCGCCCTGATAGTGATGTCAGGCTTTATCCGGTTCCCTTCGGGCTGGAGGCCGCCACAATCGCGTGGATCGGCGTCGGTATCTCCGTTGCCGCTGCAGCCTATTCGTACTTTATGATGAGCAACATCGATACGGGCGGCTATACCTCATCCACAGGGCGGAGTCTCGACCTGAACCCGGCAAAGGCGAATACCGCAAAACTCGGTGATGCCATTCGTGAGGTATTTGGCCGGGTGCGTATCTACCCTGATTATGTGGTGCAGCCGGTTACCCGGTTTGATGCCGCCGATCCTACGAAAATGCGCGTCCAGATGCTGCTGTGTCTCGGTGTCGGTGATCTGATTTATACCAATGGCGATATCAGGGTTGGCAGTACGCCAGCTTCAACGCTACCGGGATTCAGCAGCACCCATTACCCGCCAGGCGCGGACGTTTCCGGTGATGAGCGCAGCGAAAACTGGGTCAACTCCACCGAAGTTGGCGGGACGTCATCCGGCACCGGGCTGGATATGGCCCAGACGTCGCCGGACGCAGACGACATTATCGCAGACAGCATGACCGTCTCCGGATCGAGCGTGACGTTTACGGGGCTGGATACGGATGATGATGACGATAATGACGAGAACGATAACGCACTGCCGCCCAGCTGGGTCGCTGGCGCCGTGGTCGAACTTAAAGCCCCGGCGAACTACCAGATCACCACGGCGGCTGGATACAGCGTTATCGCAAGCCCGCTGCTGACGGAGATCGCGCCGGTAGTAGGTATGCCGGTGACGCTGGGGTTTAACTCTGTCGATTACGATCTGTTTATCGCGTCATATACCCCCGGTCAGGCTGCAGTGCCCGGCACCGGGGGGAGTGCGGCAAAAGTCCAGGCCAGTGCGGCCCCGACCACCTACGATTTTTCGACCAGCTCCAGCACGTTCACGATCACCTGGAAGGGGGTTACCTACCCGGTGTCGCTGGTTGCTAACTACGTCTCGATGTCGGGACTGCTGGCGGCCATCACCGAGGGACTCACCGGCTCCGGCCTGGTTGCGCAGGACAACGGTGGCACCGTACTGATAACCGAGTCGGCCAGTCCGTTCGCGGGTGGGGCGATCACGTCCTCTTCGCTGCCTGCAGCTGTTTTCGGTGATGCCCCGGTTTACACCTCCGGCACGGCATCAACCGGCGGCAGCCCGGCGGTAACGGCGAATGTGACACTCGCCTATAACTCTGCCACGGGAACGGCCTTTTCCGGCATGCCGGAGGGGGTGCAACGGCTTTCACTTGCTCACCGCGGGAATGAGTACCGCATTGTCTCTGCCGACGGCACGACGGCGACGGTGGCGCGCCTGGTTAACGGTGCCGTTGATGAGTCATGGCCGGGTTTCACCGCCAGGACGATGATTGACTATGAGGCCACTGGCCTTAACGACACGCTGAGCTGGCTGGGGCCGTTCCTCGTATGCCCTGAAAATGAAGTAGTGGATGCGTTCGAGGTGAATTTCTCCTTCCCAAACGGCATCTGTGGCTTTGACAGTAAGGGCAAAAAACGGATCCGCCACGTGGAGTGGGAGATACAGTATCGCGTCTACGGTTCCGGATCGGGGTGGGTGAGTCACCAGGGCGAGTATGCGCTGAAAAACGTCAACGGGTTAGGTTTCACTGAGCGGATCACCCTCAGCTCTCCGGGGCTGGTAGAGGTTCGCTGCCGTCGGCGCAATGAGCAGGGCTCAAACAACGCGCGAGACAGTATGTACTGGCAGGCACTGCGCGGGCGACTGCTGACGCGCCCTTCATCCTATCCCGGCGTGTCGCTGATGGCGGTGACCGTTGAGACGGGCGGGAAGCTGGCGGCGCAGTCGGACCGCCGCGTAAATATTGTGGCCACGCGGGCCTACGACTCAGGAACGGCCAGAACCATTTCTGGGGCGCTGCTGCATGTCGGGAACTCGCTGGGACTGGAGATGGATGCAGACACCATCAACGTGCTGGAGTCTGCATACTGGACGCCACGCGGCGAGTATTTCGACTTTGCTACCGGCGACAGTATCTCAGCGCTGGAAATGCTGCAGAAGATAGCCAATGCCGGGAAGTCACGTTTTCTGCTGAGTGATGGCCTGGCGACGGTCAACCGTGAGGGGATTAAGCCCTGGACTGGCGTGATCACTCCGCATGAGATGGTGGAGGAGCTGCAGAGCGGATTTACCGTACCGTCCGACGATGATTTTGATGGTGTCGACGTGACATACATCAACGGGGTCACCTGGGCAGAGGAGACCGTTAAATGCCGGACGCCTGATAATCCCACGCCGGTGAAAATCGAGAACTACAAACTCGATGGGGTACTGAATCAGGATCACGCCTACCAGATCGGCATGCGTCGCCTGATGAAATACCTGCAGCAGCGGGTGACGTTCCAGACCACTACCGAGCTGGACGCGTTGTGCTACAACACGGGCGATCGCATTGTGCTCACGGATGATATTCCGGGTAACAACACGATTTCCTGTCTGGTGGAGGCGATGACAACGGCTGGTGGCGTGACAACGTTCACCGTTACGGAGCCGCTGGACTGGTCTTTCGAAAACCCCCGAGCGCTGATCCGCTATCAGGATGGCTCTGCATCCGGGCTGATGGTGGCAAGCAGGGTGGGTGATTTTCAGCTGTCAGTCCCGCACCTGAGTGAGTTTGATGATCCGATGAAGGTTGACCTGTCGTCGGCAACCATTGAGCCGATCCGCCTGGTGTTCTGCGGCTCAACGCGCCATGTCTACGACGCCATTGTAGAGGAGATCGCCCCGCAGTCTGACGGAACCTGTCAGGTCACCGCTAAAGAATACCTCGAATCGTTCTACCAGTACGACGACGCCACATACCCCGGCGACGTCGCGTAATACCCCATAACAACCCCTAATTAACTCTTTTCGCTCAAACCCTCGTTTGGGCGAACACCGTTTTGGAGCAAAAAACATGGCCGAACTTAACCCGCCTTTGGGAACGACGACGCCTGAAATATTCCTGGATAACGTCAAGCGCGCTGACGAGCTGGTTAACGGTCCGGCCGGAACGGTTAACGACCGCGCAGGCGAACCGCTCGATACCTGGCGCCAGATGATGGCTAAGAATGACGAAGTTCGGCAGAACATCATCCCGCTCAGTAAGCAGTATCAGACGCTGGAAGCAGCCCAGGCGGATATCGCGAATATTCCGGTGGGCTCGACCACGTACTACCGTAGCCCGGACGACAGCGCGCTCGCAATCGAGGTGATGAACGTTGGCGGGACGCTGCAGCCTACCGGGCGCCGTATGCCTTCATATGACCTGGTGGCGGCCATCAGCCAGGCGGTAACGGCGGAGGTCATGGCCCGAACAGGTCTGATATTCAGCAGCGATGACCAGACCATGCTCTCTTTATGCGATGAATGGGGATATGAAGCCGGGCGGATCACTGAGAACAGTTTCGAAACGAGAAAACTCAGACTGATCCAGTCAGAGACAGGTCCGCTACTGACGCTGGTTGATGATTTCGGTTATGCGGTGAATCTGTTTTCCGAAAGAGGCGCGCTGGTTGCCGGAAATAATGAGTTGTCAGATTCAGAGTCGCTTATTTCCTTCCCTGATGAATTCGGGAACGAGCTGATTCTGGTTGATAAGCAGGGGCGGCTGTATGCCGGGGATAACATCATATTTGACGCGCCGGACTGGGCACGCTGTACCGTTGACCCCTTCGGGTATGTTATCGAAGGCGTGAAATTAAATGGTGATGTGGTCAGCAAGAATGGAGGCGGCGGTAGCGTCGAACCTGTGCCCTCTGTACTGGAGAGCAGCGCAGCAGCGCACTGGCTGTTTGGCTATGAGTCCACGTCGTATACAAGCCGTGTGGGGTATAAAACGCTGACACCGCAGGCCGCGCCGGAATTCAATAACAATTACATTTCGATCTCCGCCTGGGGCGGCGCGCTGATGACCGATATCCCCGATGCCGGGGAATACACTGTCTGCGCGGTGGTCAGGGTACCTGAACAGGCCCCGTTAACCGACTGCGTGGTGATTTACGGCACACAGAACGGGTATTCACTTCGGGATGACGACGACACCTACACCGGCAATCAGCTGTCGATGTTTTCCGACAGGGATGATCGGCGATGGCTGCGTGTGAAAAATTCCGGTTACCGGGGAACGTCCCGGCATTATCCGACACTACAGCCGCCTGTCGGCCAGTGGCTGTTCATTTCACATGTGGTGAAACTTGAGGGCAGCGGACTGCGTTACCAGGCAATCAGCGTGGGTGGCGAAGAATATCAGATGCTGCGCGAGGCCGATGCAGATCGCCTGATTCTTTCCGGCCGCAACATCGCCATTGGCAACGGGTGGTGTGATAACGCCATGTTCAAAACCAAAAATCTCGACATCGCTGAATTCATCTACTTCGACCATTCACTTTCTGCGCAACAGGTCCAGGCCGTTTATCACAATTCCCGCCAGCGTATGGCTGAGCGCGCACTTAACTTACAGTAAAGGAGTCTCCCTATGGGCACAGCAATTATGGCCGCTGGCACTGATGCATCAGCGTACGCAAATAATTATCTTCCGCCGGTCACTGGCCCGCTAGCCTGGGCCAATCTGGAAAGCGATCTGCTGCCGGCAGGTCGGCGCCTTAAAAACTTCGGTAGCCTCGGAGGTACCTTTGCGCTGTCCGGTATTGCTCAGCTGGTAGCAAAAGGTGTTGCAGCGGCAGCGGGTACGGAAAGCCGTCTGACTCTGGGTACCTTTACGCCGGATGCTTACACCTTCATCGTGCTGGTCGACGTGGGCCCGGATGCAGGGATACTGCGTCACCGCAATATTCGTATCAGCACGAATGCCAGCAAAAAGCTTCAGCGCGTCATGGATGCCGGTACAAGCGTTTCGGATATCACTGCGCCTGCAACGGGCGCGTTCGCCGTATTCCTGTGTGGTGACAGCACCGGGCATGCGTTTGGTATTGTGACGGCTTCAGGTATTCAGAAATCCACCTCCACGGCGGTGAACAGCGGGACGACTGCCACCTGGATGGGAGGGACCAATCAGGCAGGCCTGGCAGCAGCATGGGCAGGCTATGGTTCGGCTTTCTATGACCGAAAGCTCAGTGACAGTGAAATGGAACGGGTGGCAGAACGCCTTATTAAACGGGCGCGTTATCTGGGAGTAACGGTGAATGGCTGATTTGTCGATTTCGGTTATTTCAGACCAGGCATCTGAGAGCAATCAGGCGGGGTGGTGGCATCCCCTTGACAGCTTTCAGGGAGTGGAATGTTACGGGCTGTGTAAAGAGTACGGTACCGCCGGTTATCATCAGGTCGAAATCGTTCGCCGTGATGCCGATGGTACCCTCACGCGGGGAATGTGTAAGAACGTCGACGGGACGGTCGCGGAATTTAACAATGACGTGGGCCATAATCAGCCATCTGTGGTTGTGGACGGTGCGGGATATATCCACGTGTTTACGTCGATGCACGTTAACCTGCTGCGGTACTTTCGAAGCGCGCGCCCTGGCGACGTGTCGCAAATGGTGGATGCGACCCTGGACTTTCCGGATGTGGACTGGGTCTGGACGTACCCGATCACCGGCAGAGGTCCAGATGGTGATGTATATTGTCTGATGCGGGTCGCCAGCCGGAGCACCACCGGGGAAAATAAACGCGGGGGTATCCTTTACCGCTTTGACGTCGGCACGCTGCGATGGACCCGTTATGCGCATGTGGCTGAAACAGCCAACCGCGCTATTTACCCGGATGATATAGCCATTAACGAGGACGGCGTCCATCTTCTGTTTCAGTGGTCGGCCTACCCGTCTTCTGCCGTCCGCCATGTCGGGGAATATGGCGTCATTGGTACCGATGGACTGATGAGAACGATAAATAACACGCCCCTGCCAATGCCGGTAACGCAGGGACAGCTGGCGTATAAGCCATTGCAGCCGGGTGAAAACCCGGCGATAAGTGACGGGCTGAAAATGGGGATTCAGTCTGCGAAATTTGCGTTTGATGGCGAGGGGTTGTCGCATATCACTTACCGTTTCAGAACCGTGGATGATCCTTCCGGGACCTGGTTCAGTAAGTTCGGGGTATACGTTGCGACATGGGCTGGGTCTGCGTGGAGCGAACAGCAGATCGCGTATGTCCCGCCGGAGAGGGGAAACACTTCCGCAGCACTGGCGGCAACCGTTCAGGGGGGCAAGCGGAGGGTGTATTTTTCGGTGGAATACACGTCTTCCGGGAATACTGTCGCTGTCATTGTCCTGGCGGAAAATGCAGGTTCTGGATGGGTCTACTCGGTACTCGGCAACAGCGCTCCCACACTTCTGCGCCTGGGTGCTGCACCAGGAAACGGCGGTGACGTGCTTTACGTCTCGGCACCGTTTGAGGCTAAGGTGTATCGCTATTTTGTGCCGGAAGATTATTCCCCGGCTCAGCAATTCACGAGTTTTGATGTACTGCTGTCGACTCTGGTGTAATTAAAATCATCCCCCGGCAGTCTCCGGGGGTATGGTTAACTAAACCTTCCCGACACAGCCGCCATCTCCTCCGCAATGACCTGCAGCGCTGTTTTGCTGACCAGAGTCAGATCGTCAATTCGCGCACGGTAAAAGCGACCTGCAAAGGGTGTGGTATCCGCCAGGTTTGAACCAATGCCATTCAGGTTGATAGTCGCCGTCGGATAGGCAATTTTCCCCGTCCAGACGCCCTCATAAGCAAGGACCCCATCCAGATAAACCAGCCCCTTTTGCTGCGTGCCATCAGCCGACTCCTGATAGCGGACGCTCAGGCAGTGCAGATTGCCGTCGGCCAGACTGCCGATGTAATCCTTAATACTGTAGTTAATGCCACGCACGCACACCGTCAGCGCCGTGATCACCCCAGCCGTGATGGTAGGATAGACCTGAATCAGCCGGTTAGCGGTAGTGGCGTAACTGGTTGCCCCAATCCCCACCCAGACATTACTGAAACCATCAGCGCCAGCATTCGCCGGATCGATTTTCAGCCAGAACGTATGCATGTAGTCTTTCATGGCCGCTGTCGGAATAAACCCCGCAGGCAGGCGCAGGTACTGGCGCGACGTTTTATCGAAAACCAGCCCACCGGAAGTGCTGTCAAAGTTCAGAGCTACCGAACCCACGCTGGCCGGGTCATCCAGAAAGCACAGATTTTTGAGCTGGGCACCGGGAGCCAGGTTCTTCGCCCCTCCTGCCCAGTTATGTTTCACATCGATCATTCCCAGCGTACCGGCATTGATGGACGGGAAATAATATAATTTTGACCCGGTGTCGTTCACCCAGTCGGTGCTCTGTTCGACCTTACCCATTATTTAACCCATCCTTTATGTTTGAGAAACTGGCAAACGAAATTTGCGTTGACTTCTGCCCCGACGTACAGCGCGCCACTCATCAGCGTCTGTGACGGATGCAGCGTGTCGTATTTCAGGGAAGCAGGTGTGGTGTCGTCGGCGATATTCTGCACATCGGTTGCATTCGCCGGGTTGTAGTGGTTTTTGAAGTTCTGCAGCAGATCAACGCCATCAATTTCACAGTAGTACTCCGGAAAGGCCGCTTTCAGCCCTGCGTTTATGGCATGGATACGCTGATAGCCAGCAGAACCGCGAGTTTCATCACCGCGGGTAAACTGAGGGCAGATACACGGCAGCGCACCAAGCGGCTTCAGGTAACTGACGATACTTTTGACGTTATTCTCCACTTCGCTGACGCTGGTTGTGTTGTTACGCCCGCAGGTCAGGATCAGAATGGCCTCATCGTGCTCAGGATACAGTACGCCAGCAGGGCGATTCTTCTTCCACGTCATGAGCGCCCTGGCGGAAATGGAGCGAGATCTGATAGTGGAGAGGACACGCGCTGGACTGGCGGTAGCAAGAGAGCAGTGTTAACCGATAATAGGTCTCCAAGGTGATCGACGGATGTGTGAGGACTATTTATAAATATTTCCCGGTCACCAGTAAAAATCATTGTGTTGTGTCGGTGTGGTTGATCGATAGACGATACCTGTATTGATCTGTATTCGAGATGAAACTACTGTGTGTGCAACCAGTATTGACTAGGGGGCTACCATGCTCCTTTATTCAAATTGATGAGATTATTACGAAAAGAAATACATCCTGAGCCAATACATCGTGCACGTGCAAGGGAGTGATTTTTAATTTGGTGTTGAAGTAGCATATGACATAAATTTTTATCTTATAATCGTTTATTTTGGTGAGTTATGCGTAAGTTTTGCTTACGCATAATTATTATCAGTGTATTTATTTTCTGATTATCTAACTAGCAATGAAATATAATTTAGATTAATATGTTATTTTGCTTCTTAATAGATAAAATAATTCTGCGTAGTTCACACCAGATTCAAGCCCCCTAAAGGATGCTAATCTCCTTACTGCATCCAATGATATCAGTGAGTTCTCTACATTTGACATTTGAGACTCATGCTTACCAAGTATTGATATCTTTCTCTCAAGATGTTTACTTATATCTACATAAATAGATCCAGATGATTGACTCCATGATCCTGAATCCCCCCAGCCAGCAGGTGGATACTCATATGCTATTACAGACTTGGGTGAATCAGCATTTTTTGTGGTCCTGGTGGCTGCGATTGAGCATTCATAAACCCATTTATGCTCCTGATGGAATGAAGGTACAGGGATGAAAATAATATCTGGTTTTATATTTTCAATAAGTAAGTCAATCGCATTTACACATCTACTTTTACTGGATGAACACAAATCAAAGTCCTCATTATCATTAATTTTATTTATGATATGAAGAGTCGCCCCGGCTTCGAGCATGGCGTTTGTAAGTTCTTTTTTTCTCGTTTCACTGCTAACATAGATACCATTTCTCACATGCCACTCACCTTTAATTGTTACTACAGCAATGTGAACTTCTATATCATTTTCTACCGCTCTTGACATTGCTCCTCCGCAGCCTAGCTCAGCATCATCTGCGTGCGGGCTTATAATTAACCATTTTTTTGATGTGAAGAAATCAATCATTTAATTAACCCCGCTCATTTTAAATACCACTGCCGGTGTTTTTAATAAAATAAATAGATCGAAATATAAACATCCTTTTTTATAATAAAGAATATCCATTGCAACTCTTCGCTTGTATTTTACCTCATCCCTGCCAGAAACTTGCCATATCCCAGTTATACCCGGCGTGGACTTTTTATAATACTCAATTTTTTTTCCGTACTTATCTGCTTCATATTGAGATATAGGCCTTGGGCCAACAAGTGACATGTTTCCAAATAAAACATTAAATAGTTGAGGTAATTCATCTATGCTCGTTTTTCTTATCCATTTTCCAAATTTAGTTACACGTGGGTCATTCTTCATGTGGCCCTTAGCATGTAATTCTTTCAATATATTATTTTGTATCTCTATTGGCAAGGTTGATATGTCTTTCATTGATGTAAATTTATAACAATTAAACATGCATCCATTTAGCCCGATTCTTTTACTCCTATAAATAGGAGGGTGTCCACTTAATGAAATAATTATTGCAACACCAATTAAGACAGGTGAAACCATTAGTATCAGAAGTAGTGATGCACACAAATCGAAAATCCTTTTGCTTTTCATGAATCCCCCGTGCAATTATATAATGATTCAATATGTTACAAATAAACACATTTATACAATAGTTCTATAAGGCAAATAGATCAATGGTCGAGTAAATGGATTCATGATTTAATCATTTAATGCATTGATAATTATGGGGAAAATTAGGTTTTGGTAATCCCGGCTGATGTGGGAAGGGGGTATTGAGCGAAGTTGCAGAATGCTGGAGAACGGCGCTACCCGGCAGCAGGTGGCTGATGTGACAGGCGTGGACGTGAAAACAATCTACAAGTACCTCCCGGCGACTTGAAGACAAAGATTTCACTACTTTTCCTGATATGTTACGTTTGGCTTAATCAATTCATTCAGCTTTGAAAACAGTTTGGTTTGTTTGTGATGAGTAAGAAAATAATAAGTTTTAGAGATTTTCTAACTATTAACCATAACCTTATGCACATGTCCGATACATGGGCTGATTTGTGGGCGTTGATTTTTTACACACGTTTAAGTGCGGGAAGGTTGCTGTCACTCCGTTACGATGACATTGATGGTTGTTCGATAATGATACGGGAACCGGGACATCTGAAGGCGCTACGTGTTGAATCAACCCCTCCAGTGGAGGGGATCATTGCTCGTAGAAGAGAACGCTATCCAGAAGATGTTTTTTTATTTCAGAGCCATTCTAACCGTGTGAAGTACCAACGCCGGCCGGTCACTATAATTGCTTTCAACGCCGCTTTACGTCGCGCCGCTAGATCATTACCAGACGTTAACGTAAGCAGTAGTAGCGCGAGAAACATACCGGACTAACCGCCTGTCCAGTCGCGTGTGGCCGATGTGACAGGCGTGGGGGTGAAGACTATTTACAAATATTTGCCAGTACAATACGGCGATAAAAAATCCCCTTGAGCAGGCACACTCAAGGGGAAAATACTACATAACATCATTGCTGTGTGCGTCTTTGCGCTCATCTATCTTCCAAGAAGATGCCTAAAGCTTCCAGATATTTCTGGTCTGAGCAGTTAAAACATTGGGTCGGTAGCCGATGTAATAGGAGGGGGTGAAGACGATTTATAAATATTTTCCAGCCGGTTAAGTTTGCTCACCTGCGAACCGTATGCAAGAGATCGCAGGTGAGCAATTTGCTATGAATGCATTGCCATAGCTGAAAAATTTTAACCTCGCATTGTTCGCAAAACCATCAAAGAGCTAAGGCCTGAAAACACTTTAAGACTTACCTCACTCGTTACATCAATGTGTTACGGCAATGACATAAATTGATAGCCAGAACCTATATTGATCTGTCGCCCTGCTAAAACTACTGTATATAAAAACAGTGTTAATCTGAGCGAGTCAATTATGCAGTTTTATACGCCCGTTGAGTTACGTGAGATCATGCTGATCCCGTTGTACAGTGACCTTGTGCAATGTGGTTTTCCAAGCCCTGCACAGGATTACGTTGAGCAACGCATAGACCTGAATGAGTTACTAATCAATCACCCCAGTGCGACGTATTTTGTCAAAGCCGCCGGCGACAGCATGAAAGACGCCGGCATAGGGGAAGGGGATCTTCTGGTTGTGGATAGCTCAAGGACAGCAGTTCATGGCGATATCGTTATTGCTGCTGTGGATGGGGAATTTACCGTTAAGAAGCTGCAGCTGCATCCGCGGGTTCAGCTTAACCCAATGAACCCTGCATATTCGCCGATAGTCGTTGGTAGCGTGGATACTCTCGATGTGTTCGGGGTCGTAACTTACATCATCAAATCGGCTGGCTGAAATGTTTGCACTTTGCGATGTGAACTCATTTTACGCATCCTGCGAAACTGTTTTCCGTCCTGACCTGAAGGGGCGGCCGGTGGTCGTTCTGTCAAACAATGATGGCTGTGTTATTGCTCGTTCTGCTGAGGCGAAGCCCTTCGTCAAAATGGGGGAGCCTTATTTCAAGCAAAAGGACATGTTTCGCCGGCACGGTATTATCGCGTTTAGCAGCAACTATGAGCTTTATGCTGATATGTCCAACCGAGTGATGACAACGCTGGAGGAACTCTCTCCACGCTGCGAAATTTACAGTATTGATGAGGCATTTTGCGATCTGACTGGTGTTCGTAACTGTCGCGACCTTACCGATTTTGGCAGGGAAATTCGCGAGACGGTTCTGCGCAGGACGCACCTCACGGTCGGCGTCGGCATAGCCCAGACTAAAACCCTGGCGAAGCTGGCCAATCATGCTGCGAAACAGTGGCAGCGACAGACCGGAGGAGTTGTGGATCTGTCTAATCTGGAAAGGCAGAGGAAGTTGATGGCTTTGCTTCCGGTGGATGAGGTCTGGGGAGTCGGGCGCCGCATCAGTAAAAAACTGGAGGCTATGGGCATTAAAACAGTGCTTCAACTGGCTGATACCGATATCCGTTTTATCCGGAAACACTTCAACGTTGTGTTGGAGCGAACCGTGCGGGAGCTGCGTGGCGAACCATGCCTCGGGCTGGAGGAGTTCGCACCGGTAAAGCAGGAAATCGTTTGCAGCCGTTCGTTCGGCGGTCGTATCACGGAATACCATGAGATGAGGCAGGCTATATGCAGCTATGCGTCCCGCGCAGCGGAGAAACTACGTGGCGAGCATCAATATTGTCGGTTCATCTCAGCGTTCGTCAAAACCAGCCCCTTTGCGCTTAACGAGCCATACTACGGAAACAGCGCATCAGTAAAGCTGCTAACTCCGACCCAGGACAGTCGGGACATAATTACCGCGGCGACGAAATGCCTCGATGTAATCTGGCGAGACGGGCATCGCTACCAGAAAGCAGGCGTGATGCTGGGGGATTTCTACAGTCAGGGCGTGGCCCAGCTCAACCTCTTCGACGACAACGCACCACGGAAGAATAGCGAGAAACTGATGGAAGTTCTCGACCATCTCAATGCGAAAGGCGGAAGAGGAACTCTGTATTTTGCAGGGCAGGGGATCCAGACTGCCTGGCAGATGAAGCGGGAAATGCTATCCCCGCGCTATACTACGAGGTTCTGTGACCTGCTCAAAGTTAGATGATTCGGCCATTAACGGTAGTGGTTATGCTGTTACTACAGTCTGCTTAGAGCGATCTGCGGACATTGCTAACAGCGTTCGGTGTGAATTTTCAGGGAGCTAGTCAGCAAAGCATTACGTTGAGGCGGTTACCCTAATTGTTCACTCCAACCCTAACCCCACAAGCTGATTCATCAATTAGTAATCTGCGTGTTTCACACTTTTCAAAAATGCTTTCATATTTTCATTAGGCTGCTCAATTTCGAAGTTACTTCCATATAACGCTTGTAATTTTGGCCATAACTTACTTAATAATCTTCCCCTGCGATAAAATGGATGTATCCAAACGGTAGATAGGTACGGGGAATTTTCATTTGAATTGTTTATTGTGACTAGCCCAACTAAACATTGTCGATAACCACTATTATCCATTGATTGTATTTCATCGATGAATGGATACGCGATTACATCAGTCCAACCATTATCGGTTGTATCCCATTGCATTCCGTCATGACATTCCTTCGACTGATAGCGGCGTAAAGCTACACACGCGAGTTTTTGCCAATCTGGAGAATTAATTGTGATCTCTTCATCGTATGACGCGCCTATTGGAGCGGGTATTGGTCTGATTAATCCAGCATGGCATTCACAATAGAACTTCATGTCTCCCTCAGAAACGTTGTGTACGTTGGTTTGCTCCATGTGCGTGCCATTCAAAAATAGCTCTGATAGTAGTGTATCTACGCTGTACTCTTTATTGATTATTGTCGGCTTAGAGTCTTTCTTATTAAGGCCGCGAGTAACGTTTTTTTGATCAATGTTAACAACATGAAATAGTCCGTCTGGGAGGCTAGCGAACCACGATGAGGCATCTGACCAGAATAGTATGCCTTTTGTCTTTCTTAAGAGTTTAATTAAGTTAATACAGGCTTCTTCACTAGTCTTGCCGTAGATGCGAAGTATGCTAGGATTAAAGTAACATTCATCCATATCGGGGAATGCAGCTTCGCAAAATTCCTGTACATAATTTAATACCTTGAGTCTACACAGATCATCATAGCTGGTAATAACTAAGGGGGTATCTTCATTACTATTATGATTATCAATAATGCAATCTATAGCGAGACTTACTGCTTTGCGTATCACTTCAGTTGAATCTAACGACTCTAGAAATTTTGTCTTTCGTGTGCGAATATCCAT